ATACTGATAATCCAGTAGCAGGAATTGGTTGTTCTGCAAGTTATGATAATGAAAACAGTATTCTTTATTTTTCTAAAAAAGATTATAAATTAAAAACTGAATATTCACAATCAATAAGTTATGATAGCAGTATAGATACTTTTATTCATACAGATGAATTTGGATTAAGAACTCCATTTAAAATAGATAGTGATTTTGCAAAAACATATTTTGATGATGCATCTTGGACAGTAAGTTATGATCCTAAGATGCAATACTTTATAAGTTTCCATGATTGGCATCCTGGTTTATACATCCCAAGTAAAGGTAATTTTTCTACTGTACTAAAAAATGGTATCTGGAAACATGGGTATGCATGCAATGACTATTGTAATTTCTATGGTGTACAATATCCATTTGAAATTGAATTACCTTTTATTACCGGTCAAACTGTAACAACATTAAAAGGTGTTGAATACTATTTAGAATGTTATAGAAGAGATGCAAATTATTGTGTGGATCAATTCCACGTATTAGATTATAACTTTGATAAAGCTGTTGTATATAATTCAGAACAGGTATCTGGATATCTTAATTTAAATATCTTTCCTAAAAACAATGTAACTCTTAGTCAAACTTATCCTAAACTAAATACATCTAACTTACAATCATTTGATATTCTATTTAGTAAAGAAGAGAATAAGTATAGATTTAATCAATTCTGGGATATTACAAAAAATCGTGGAGAATTTCCTATTGGATCAACTTATCCACCAACAGGTCCAGTTATTCCAGGAACTACAGTATTGCAAGGTAACTATGCTGAAAATAGAATATGGATTACAGAACCTAATGGTTATATTAAACTATTAAATTCAAATGCTGTAGATTATAATAAATCTAATTTACAACGTAAGAAGTTTAGACATTATATTAATTTTTTAACTTTATCTAAAGAAGATTCTAGAAATACTAATATGATTCTAAAAATTATTAATACTAAAAATCAATATTCTCCTAGATAATGAAAAAAGTTAAAGTAGGAAAGTCTAAGATTCATGGTAATGGTTTATTTGCAAATGAACCAATTAAAAGAGGTGATGTAATTGAGTTGGTACATACCATTAGAGAGATTGAGCCAGGTATGATGAAAACAACCCCAACTCTTTTAGGAAGAAATTATAATCACTCTGATGAACCAAATGCATTAAATGTAATTGATGGTAATAATAGATATCTTATTGCTTTAAAAGAAATAGAAAAAGGTGGAGAAATTACTACTAACTATAGAAATAATCCAGATCTTGAGCAACCAGATTCATTTACTACTAATGATAACTATATTTCATTTGACTATGATGATACTTTAACTACACCAGAGGGATTTAAGTTAGCTCAGCAAATGAATAAGGATGGAAATAATCTTTATGTTATTACAGCAAGAGATAAGATTACTCCTGAAATGATTGAAAGAGCAGAAGCTGCAGGTATTCCAAAAGAAAATATTATTGCTGCTGGATCTGATAAAGAAAAAGTTAGAATCATTAAAGAAAATAATATTAGTAAACATATAGACAACAAAGACTCTGTAATAAAAGAATTGGGAGATAAAGGAGAATTATTTTCTCCAGATGCTTATCCGGATTTAAAAGCAGACTTTGTTGAAATGGATTTATCTGAAGAAGATCTAAATAAACTTAAAGAAGGTGGTTTTATTATTGATAAATATCCTGGTAAATATAAAAGTTCATATGCAGTTGGTGGTGCAACATCTCCAAAAAATCTAGATCCAGAGCATATGAAAAAATATAAAGAGGGTCTTAAAATTAATGAGAACTCTATCAAAGCTGGATATAAAAATGGTCTATGGTATCCTCACCATAGTGTAGAAGGTGGTGCTGATACAATTGGATATGGACATAAACTTTCTGGATCTAATAATAGTAAGTACTATAAAGGTTTATCAACGGCACAAGTAGAAGATCTACTTGACTCAGATATATTAAAGCATCAAGCTATTGCTAAAAGTATAGTAGATAAAAAATATGGTGAAGGAACATTTGATAGTCTTCCACAAGATTCACAAATGCTTTTAGTAGACTATGCATATAATGGTGTTCTAAATCAGTTTCCTACATTTACAAAAGGTGTAGTTGAAGGTGATAAAAACACTATGCTTAAAGAATATAAAAGATACAGTGGAAGTAACCCATTAACTCAAAGAAATACTTGGACAGAAAATGTAATAAACACTGGAGATTTTAGTATGCCAGTTAATGCACAAGCAAGTGAAGAAAATAGTGGTGGAATACAATCAGCAGTAAAAAATTATGTTTCTAGTATAGATCTAAATGAATATGCTAAAGGTGGAGATGTATGTCCTGAAGGATATATGAAAGATGAAAATGGTGATTGCATTAGGATTCAAGATATTCCTGATATAACTGTGACAAATACATATGATGTTAATGGTGGAAAATGGAAAATTAATAATGGTGTTTGGACACAGTTATCAAATGATGCTAAAGTAACAAATGCTCACACAAGAGATAGACAATCTGCATATAAGAAAGGTAAATCAGAAAGAGCATTTAGAAATATAACACCTCAAGGATATGGAGATCTTCTAAAAAATTTAGAGAGATATAAAAGGTATACAAATAATTTGGGTAGAGATAAAAATGAATTACGTTGGGATATTTCTCCTGAAGGAAAACAAATGTATTACAGTATTCCTCGTAGAGATGATATGTTTAGTCTATATTTAGGTTTACCACAGCAAAATAATTCTTTTGTTCCACAATTAATGTATAGACCTACAAATGAAAAAGATCCAAGTAGTTTATATTATAAGCCTAATTATTGGACAGAAAAAGAAAAACAAGCATTGCTAGATCAGTATTTGCAAATGTCTAAAAATAATTATAATAAGAATATTTATAATGAAAGAGATGCAGTATTAAAACCTATTGTAGATAGTTTAAAAAAAGCTGGTGTTCCTGATTGGGATCCACAATACGGAACAGTATTTGACAATCCTTTAGGAGATTTTACTGTTACAAAAGGTAAAGATGAGTATGGTAATTATATATCTATTTATGATAAAATAGATTTTAATCCCTTTCAAACAGGTGCAGGTGCATCTATAAATCCTGCAGGTGCAGCATTACAAGCTTATATGCAATTACAGGGTCATAATGTTAATGCAGATACTGAAGCTTCTTCTCTTTTTGGTGCAGGTAAACCTTATGAAATTTATGATAGAATTTATTATGATCCAAAAACAAAAAAAGTTATAAAGCAAAATAATTTTGATAAAGGTGGGGAACGTAGAAAGAAAAAATATAAAGAAACGGAGATTCCAGAAGAAGATAAAACCCCATCTAATTACACTGGTGATAAAAAGACTAGAATACAAAAAGGATATTATGATCCTGAAAATGAGTCTTCTTATATGCTAGAGACACCAGATTTTAGAGTTTATGATCCTAGTTTATGGGGAAAGTATGGTAGAAAGTATGATGAATCTCATGACAAACAAGCTTATATTGATAGAAAAAAAAGACAGTACCTTGCATTACATCCTATATTAAATAGAAAGGCTGGTCTTAGTATGGATTACTTTCCAGAGAAAGTAGAACAAAACTTTGCAGGTAATTATGATTATGATAAAAATACTCAATTAGTTAAAGATGTTGCTAAAGAAGAAGGTTGGAACCCACATAGAAGAGAGTCTTATGTAGATGATCTTACTAAACAAGGACAAAGAATAGTGGGTAATTCTAAATTCGGAAATAAACTTCAAGCAGATTATTGGGCTAGAAGTTTAGCAGGTTTACAAGAACTTGGAAACTTTCTTATAAAAACAACATTACCTGGAGAACAAGGTGATGTTTTAAAATATAAAATACCAGGACTTACAAAAAAAGAACAAAAAGATATTGCAGACTCTAATTTTGGAGCACTTGAGTCTCTTGCTTTTGCAGATATTCCTGGTGCTGTTATTGCAAATGCTGCAAAAAATAGAGGACTATCATATGGTTCAGACTATAAAGAATTACCAGGAGTTTTGTCAGGACAAAAAATGCCTAATGTATCAGATCTTGATGCTACAGCACTAAATCCATTTACTTGGGCAGGATTAGCAGATCTACCACAAGCAGCTATAAGTTTAGGAAGAGGAGCTGCAAAATTAAGTAAGTCTGGATATACTTTAGGAAAAGATGCATATGATCTTGGTAAAGATATTTATAGTGCAGGTAGAGGAGATAATTTATATTTTGCTACTTCAGCGGAAGCTCAACTTGCCAGAGACTTAAAAGAAGCAGGATTATTAGGAGAAAAGGTTGATCCAAAAATATTTGGTAAATATCCTAATCTAGCTCAAACTGCCACTAAGAGAAAGTTAAAAGATTATAATACTACATTCAGAGCTGTTGATCCAAATATTGAAAAAGCAGCAACAGAAGATTTAATTGGAATGTATGAAGCAGGTGTTAACATTGAAGATCCTGTAGATGTTGCAAAATATATGAGCACTCACGTTCCATCTGAACAATACTTCTGGAGAGTAGGTGCAGAAAGTTTAGGTAGCAACCAAGATGCTTTATACACTGCAAAGTTTCCAAATATAGAAGATGCTTCAACTGGTCTACATAAGTACGGTACATATGTTACTGAAGTAAGACCTCCTATGGATTTTTCAGAAGGAACACCAAGAGATTGGTTTAATCAATACTACAGGGATAAGCCTTTTGCTTATGAAAAAGGAATTGAGGAAGGTGCAGGTTGGACCCGGAAACAAGGACCTATTCAGTCAGGTACTGTTGTTGCACCAGAATTTGCACAATACTGGCCTTATGTTGGAAATAAAGGAGAAAAGGTATTAGAAGCAGTTAGAACTGTACCAACAAAAATGAGTGCAGAAGCACAAAGACTAAAAGCACTTAGAGACAAAATAGCTGCAAAAAATCTAGAAGATGTTAATGACATTGTTGGTAAAAGGGTAAATGGTGTTACAGAGTATGTTAGTTCATCTAAAAAATTACCAGGTGTTTCTAATGGAACATTTGCTTATAGAAATCCAACTCCTAGTAAGGTAAGTCCTGCAATTGAATTTACAGGACCTATGAAACATTCTTTTGAGGATACTCCTGAAGTATTAACAGCTTTAAGACAAAGAGGTAGTTATTGGGATAATACAGGAATTCCTGGAAAAGATCTCTTACATTCAGATATGATTACTTATCATGGAACTTATTCGGGTAGACCTATAGTAGAAGTTAAAATGCCTGATGGTTCTTCTGAGATGTTTTATAAATCTTCTGGATGGGCAGGGAAACAAGGATCTGGTGCAAATAATACAACAGAAGGTATGTGGCAAGTATTTGGGGGGCATGCTGATACTCCAAAAACATCTAATTGGTTTATTAAAGATTCCGGCTATAAAGATTACTATGGTAGTAAAACTTTTGCTAATATGGCTGAAAATCTGGATAATGCATTAATGCAAAAGTTAAATATTAAATCAGTAGATGAGCTAGATGATGCATTTAATTTTCAAAACAGATTTGGTAATACAGATAGTTTTATACCATCAGATCCAGGTAGGGAATTTGCCTATAAAAATATAACTTCTAATAAAGTGCGTCCTACAAATACAGGATTAACTAATGCTGATATAGAAAGAGAGGCTGCTAAAAACATTGAATGGATTACTTCTCCTGAATATGCAAAAAGAAGAGCTGCTAATACAGGGGAAACTTCAGAAGAAATCCAAAGGAGTATAAATCAGATTATTAAAGATGCTGGTAATGCAAAATTTGATTTAAATTCTGATCCACGGATAGCAGACCTCTATGAACGGTCCGGGGTTATGAAAAAGAAAAGATTGTTCCGTCCTGCAAAAGTAGAAGTTTCTGCTAGTGCTGAACAACCTTTACAAACATTAAGTCATGAAACAAAGCATTTATATTCTCCAGCAGTACATGATAGTAAGAGAGCCTATGATAATTACCCTACAATAGGGGATGTCAATGATCCTTATTTTGGTTCAGGTCCTGAACAACAAGTAAGACATTTAAATGCTAGAGAACAAATTTTAGCAGAAAATAATCTTCCAATAGATGCTCAACTATCTGAAGAACAAGTAAGAGAATTTGTAGATAAATGGGCAAAAAGAATGAATAAAAATGATTCTAATGTTAAATATCAAGACTATGATCAGTTATGGTCAGATGAAGCTGGTAGAATCCAAAAAGAAATGTTAAAAGCAAAATATAATACTGATGATTTAAGTTATATAGGCACTTTACCCTATATGCAAAAACTTAGGTTTATGAGTGATTATAAAGATTTACTCACTAGATCTATTACTAATACTTTGAATAAAGCATGGATGACAATTCCTGTAGCTGGAGGACTTGAATTAATGAATTCTGAAAGTGTTACACAAAGACATGGTGGATCAATTCATAAACTTAGTAAGTTTATTAATTAAAATGAAATTTAGTATATTTAATATATATCCTGTGTAATGAATAAAAAAGTAAGAATATATAATCCTCAGTATGCTCAAGGTGGTATTACTCAACAAGATATACAAAAATATCTAATGATGCAACAACAGCAACAACCACAAATTACTGAAAGCAATTTAGTTGACTTAATTTATAATGAGTTAACTTTATTAGGAGATAAAGGTGGTTATGTTGATTCAGGGTACATTGATGACTTAGCTGAAAAAATAACAGCAATGTACAATCTTGATAATGACTATGTTATGAACTTAGTTACTGAAGTGTACTCAACTATTGCACCTTCAGAGTTGAAATATCAAAAAGATGTTATCAAAGAAAATTCTCCAAATCCAGAATTAGAAATGCTTGATCAAGAAAATGATGAAGAAAATCTTGAAGAAAATATTTCAACTTATGATGATTATTATGGAGATGATATGGAAATGAAATATGGAGGAGTGTCTAGAAAAAAATTTATAAAAAAGTTTATTAAAAAAGCTCAAGAGGGTTTAGAACAAGAGTCTAATACATCTATAATAGGTAATAATGATATTCCAGATGGTAGAAATGCTTTAGTAAAAGGATTTGAATCTAGTGTTAAAAATTCTGTAGTAGAAGCTGTTGCTAAAAATGAATTTGATAAAATGAAACAGCAAAGTTCTTATTTTACAAATGGTGGGTTTTATAATCCTACTAGTTCAGGTGATGAAGAAGCATATGCTCATCATTTAAATTTAATGGCACAAGCTAATAAAGATATTTTTAATCAACCTGGAATGACTACTGCTAGAGATGGTAGAGAGCAACGTAGAGCTAATAGGGATCAAAGAAGAGTTGGAAGAGATGTACAAAGAGTACTTAATAATCTTCCCGGGATGTATCCTGGAGGATTTAATGTATATACAATGCCTGGACAAATTGTTCCAAATATGAGTCAATTAAGTCAAGGTATGCCGCCATTTACTATTGAAGGTGAGAGAAATATTTTTGGTGGTTTAAAAAGTTATAGAGCTACATTTGAAGGAGGTTTACCTGTAAACTTTATGGCAGGTATGATGATGCCTAGAACAATGGGAAGAGGAATGAATATGTTATCGTCAATGTATGGTTATCCATCATCATTCTATAATCAACGAAGTTATACTTATCCTGGTGAAATAATATACGAAGAAGTAAATAAAGAAGCTCTTAAAGAAGTAGATAAAAGTACACCAAATAATTCTTCAACAGAAGTAAAAGAATCTACAATACCTAGTCCATCTACAACTCCAGTAGTTCCTGGTATTAAGAAAACTAAAAAAACTACAGTCCCACAGATAATCCCACAGACAACTCCACCTTATAAACCTGAGATAGATAGAGCAAAGTTTAAAGATGCTCTAGAACCAGATCCAGGAGAAAATTATAAAGAGTGGAGAACAGAAGATGGTGGAGTAGGAGTTTCTTATGAAGCTCCCTATAAAACAGGGATGTTCGGTACAACAAAACCAGCAAGATATCAGATTATATATAAACCTGATGGCAGTATAGATAAGAAAAAAAGTTTTGTTGCAGTTGTACAGTCAGAAGATTATGGAGGTGTAGTATATGTTCCATGGGATAAACAAGGAACATTTTGGTATGATGATGGAGGAATAGTGATGAATACTAATACAAATCCTTTTGGTGAATTACAAAAGTATGTTTATGGTGGTTATGATCCATCTGTTGCAGAACTTGACGGAACTAATCTTGTAGATCCATCAGATCCATATACAAGACAATTTTCTAATGGTGGAACAAAAGAAGAATATCAAAAGTATATTGATTGGTATAATGAAGATGCTCCAGAAGAAGGAATGCGTAGAGCAGCTCCTCAATCATATGAAGAATGGATGGCAGAAAATCATCCAGAAATTAAACCTAAGCAAAATATTATTCCAAATTATAATCCTTATAATGCAGCTTTAGCAGCACAATATATGAATCAAGCAATGAACTTAAATAGAGAAATGCCTATGGGAACATTAGCAAGATCTATTAATCCCTTCTCAATAAATAGAAGATTAGTTCAAAAAGGTTTGCCTATGATTGCAGGAACTAATATTCCATTTACTGGAGTATTTGGTCCTGACACTAGAATATCTGAAATATATACTGAACCAAGAAGATTTGGTAAAGATGCCATACATTATAAATTTATGATTCCTGGTCAAGAAGGTCCTATGTTAGGAATGGATTGGCAACAACAAGTTCAACAGCAACAACAACAAAATCAACAACAGCAAGAAGGAGTTGTGGATGATTATTCTACTAGAACTAAGAAAAGAGGTCTTGAGGATGAAAGTCAAATTGCTATAAGACAAGGTGAAGGAGATGTAAGAAGAAGTACAAGAAGAGCAATGCGTCAAGATCCTGATGCTTTTTATGAAGGAGAACCATTAGAAGGTATGGTTACTCCTACATCTATGGAAGACTACATGGCAAAAATAAATGCTGATAATGCATTTAAAGTATTAGAAGAAAGGTTAAAAGAGAAAAATATAAAAGAGAAAAATGTAAAACCAAAATCTGAATATAAATCTAAAAGAGCAGCACTCAATGCTGCACTAAAGGGGGAATCAAGAAAAGACGTTAAAAATTTAGGTAAAGACTTTATTGGTTATAACCAAATACATAAAAATGTTGAAGAGCAAAAAAGAGTTTTTGATGAAATGCGTAAAGATAAAACTCCAGAAGGTTTAGAAAAAACTCTTAGATATGGTACTGATATCCTTACACCTAATATGGAGAAAGTTTTAGCTAGAGGAAAATCTATAGAAGATTATCAAGCTAATACTTCAAAAAAAGATAAAAGAAAAAATTTCAGAGAATTTAAAAAAGAAGCTAGAAATAGAGCAGAGGGTGGTTTTGTTCCAGACTATATGGCTTATGGTGGTACACCTATGTATCCTGATGGTGGATTTGTATATAACAATCCTGTAGATAATAGAGATAATACTGTAATGGGTGAAGACTTCTTTACTGTAAATACAAATAATAATAATATTCCAGATTATCTTGAATGGCAATCAACACCTCAACAAGAAGTTGATGTAACATATCAGCAAAAAAATAAACTTAATTTTCAACCTAGAGGTTTAATGCCTTTCCTTGGTAATATTGCAAGGAATACTAGAAATGCATTAGATGCTAGTATGATAGATAAGTTTAATACTCAAAATATGATGTCTTCTAATGGTAGAGTAGCTCCAACAGAAATGCTTTCTCAAGGTAGATATGATATTAATACTGGTAGAGAAATTGATAAAGGTTTTGAAGGTATAATTGGAGCTGGACTTACTCAACAAACTTACTCTAAATTTGGTGGACAATTAAACTATGAAGAAGGTGGGGAATATGACCTTACAGAAGAAGAAATCCAAGCACTCATTGATGCCGGTGTAGATATTACTTTATTAGAAGATTATGAAGATTAGAATAAATAAATTACCTAAAAAACTTACTAAAGCATTAGTAGGAAAACAAGTACAAGGATCTCTTGCCATTACTCCATCAGCATGGGGTGGTGGAGATTATAATGATAGTCTTGCTAATAAACAAACTCAAGTTAGAGATACTTTACAACCAGTACCAAGAAATCTTGCTAATTTAGAAGCAGAAAGAGGAGAGTATGCATATGGTGGAATCTCTGGTGATAATATTCCAGATAACTTTAAAATAGGTGGTAAGAGACATTCTAAAGGTGGTACACCATTAGATCTTCCGGAAGGGTCATTTATTTTTTCTGACACAGCATCAATGAAGATTAAAGATCCATCTGTATTAAAGATGTTTGATCTTAAACCAAAAAAAGGTGGATATACTCCTGCAGACATTGCAAAAAAGTATGATATTAATTCATACAAAAAATTGCTTTATGATCCAAATACAGATGAGTTAACAAGAAAAACTGCAACTATCATGATTAAAAATTATATCATGAAGTTAGGATATCTTTCTATAGTTCAAGAAGCAATGAAAGGATTTCCACAAGGAATGCCTGAAGTAGCAAAACCTGTATTGGAAACTATGGGTTATTCTATGGAGCAATTTGTTCCTGAACCTGTACAACAAGGTCAACAAGAAATTATGGCTCAAGAGCAATCTGAAAATGAAATGCCAACAGAAATGCCAAATGGAGAACCTATTGCATCAATGGAAACAATGTATGGTGATGATGCTAATGCTCAACAAATACCAGTAAACCCTTCTATGCCAATGGCAGAGTATGGAATGACTCTTGGTGGTTATGATATGCCTATGTATCCTAATGGTGGTATGATAATTCAACCATATGGAAGAGCAAATACACCTGCAGGAAATGAAACACCCACAGCTAAATCAAATACATGGAGTTCTCGTCAGCAACCACTACCTGAATTTTTAGCAGGATGGGAACAACATGTTCCAGGAATTTCTCAAATGACAGAAGGTCAAGCTCAAAAAGCAATGTATGAGTGGGCTCTTGAAAATAACCCAAGTGTTATTAGAGATATGTGGAAGGAATGGGGATTAACTGCTGCAGGAAGAGATATACCTAGTCTTGAAAGATTAACAATACCCGGTGATGATTATAGACATAGTGGTCATACAGGAGTATTTGATGATGCTACATTAGAAGATATTGAAAACTTAAGAGCTTTACAAGAAGGATTTGTTGATAACAAATTTGGTGCAAGACAGTTGAGTTATGATTATACACCACCTGAAAAGAAAGGATGCCCTTGTGAGGATGGAACTTACTCTGAAGAATGCTGTCCAGATACTCAGAAAAAGGGCTGTCCTTGTGAAGATGGTACATATTCTGAAGAATGTTGTCCAGATACTAGAAAGAAAAAATGTAAATGTGTAGATCCACAAACTGGTGTAGAAACAATAACAGAAATAGCTGAAGGTGAAGAGTGTAACTGTCCAGGAGGATCTTTTGAGCAACAAGGATTTCAAGATACTCCTGTATATTCAGACATAGCTTCTAGAAATATTCTTACACAAATGACAATGGATCCAACTGTACCAAGAAGTAGTAGTGTGATGCCTAGTTATACTGAAACACCGGGTGCATATAAAGATTATTTAGCAGATATACAAAATATTGGTAGAGGACAATCTGCTATGATGGATATGATTCAAGGTACAGCAGGTAATGAAGGTAGTGCTTTTGCAAAAGCAATGACAACAGCAGCTCAATCTCAAGCTGCAAATCAAGCTGCTGTTAATGCAACACAAACAGATAACATTAATGCTGCTAGACAAGTTGGTCAGTATAATGCTCAAACTAAAGCTCTTAATAATGCTCAAAGAGCTGAGATTATGAACCAACAACTTCTTGCAACACAAGGAGAAAAACTTCAAGAAGTAATAAACCGTAATCAACTAGATCAGAATAAACAGGCAGCACTTCAAGATGCTGAAAGTGAGTTACAAGGTAGACTACTATCTAATTTTACAAATCAGCAATATGGTACAACATATAGAAGAGGAGTTCCATATTTTAAACAAGGTAAACCAAATGTTCCTGAAAAATCAACTGATGTTAATGAAAGAGTTAAACAGCTTCAAGCAATATATGGTAAAGATGCTAAAATAGGAGACTTACTTCAAATTATTAAAATGGAGCAGCAGCAGCAGCAGCCAAAACTTGTTAAAAAAGGTGGGCAAGCAACAGGTGGAGGATATATATTAGGTGAAAATATTTTTCCATTCATGTTTTACTAAACTTTATAAGTTTAATAAACTTATAAAATTTTAGTATTTTTATAATGTAAAGAATTTAATATGGCAAAGTATCCACAGGGGGTTTCAAGTTTTATTCCACAATATCAACCATACCAGGTTGATTTTAATTATGTGAATAATATGCTTGCAATAAAGCAAGATCAGTATGATAGAAATTGGAAAGCTATCAATAAAGTATATGGACAGCTTTACTATGCTGATCTTACTAATCCCGCTAATATTCAAAAAAAAGAACAATTAGAAAAACAAATTGATTTTAATTTAAAAAGAGTTGCAGGACTTGATTTATCATTAGATCAAAATGCTACTCAAGCTTTACAAATATTTAAACCTTTCTATGAAGATAAAAGTCTAATGTATGACATGGCATTTACCAAAAATGCTAAAATGGAAAAACTTACCGGTGAGTCATATAGAACAGCTACTGATGAAAAAATAAGAGAGCAGGCTTGGTCTGAAGGTATTAAAGCAATAGATTATAGAATTGATGAGTTTAGAAATTCTCCTATAGATGATATATTTTCTATACCTTCTCCTAAGTATGTCCCTTATCAAAATGTTAGTAAGAAAGCAATGGCTTATGCTAAGGAATTAGGGATTAAAGTAAAAGACTTTGGATTTACACCAGATGGTAGATTTATTATTGAACAACAAAATGGACAACCATTAGTAGGACCATTATATAAAATGTTTATGTCTGCATTTGGTAATGATGAGTCTATTATGGATGTGTATAGAACACAAGCATATGTAAATAGAAAAGATTATATGTATGCTAATAAAGATAAATTAGGTAGTCTTGAAGCAGCAGAAGCTGAGTATTTAAATACAAAATTACAAGGATATAAAGCTATTACTCAAGAAAGATATAATTTATTTAAAAATCAAGATAATACTTATACAAAGAATATTCAAAGCTTAGAACGTAGGATTGCTTCTGGAAATAAAGATCCTAGAGTAGCTGATCAATTAGAAAATATAAGAAAAGCTCAACAGGAAAATCAAGTTTTATTGGCTAAATATCAAAAATCCATAGAAGTAATGGATGATGGTATATCTAGAACGGCTAATACTCAAGGAGGGGCTCCATCTAAAGATATAAATGATCTAAGATATAAAGTAGATTTTCTTGAACCTAGTTATATGTTAGAACAAGATCTTAGAGATGCTGCAGAATCATATGCAACTACAACTTCTGAAAGAACTATTAAAACAAATCAATTTAAACTTCAAGAAGAAAGAGCTGCACAAGCTAGAAGTTTGGCAATACTTAAAGATAAATTAGATACTAATAGACTTATTTTAAAATATAAACTTGACTCTGGAGAATATGATTTAGTTGAACAAGACAATCAAAAATTTTTAGTACCTAAAAAAGAACTTAATGAAGTTGAACCTATTAAAACTGAAGGAGGAGAGGGATTTACTAAACAATCAAATGAGTCACAACAAGAAGCTCAAAAAAAACAAGAGGAAGTAGAAAGAACAAGAAATGAGCAAAGTGTAAAATCTATGTTTAGTACAATTCTTCAACTTCATGAATCTGGAGATATGTCTGATGAAGAATTCTTTAGTATAACTCAAGATCTTGGAATGTCTGAAAGATGGAATAGACGGCACCCCACTAAAGAAGCATTTAATTTTGGTTTTCCATCAAACTCTGATTCTAAAAATGATAGAAGAAGGAAGCTTGAAAACTATTCATCATTAGATATTAATGATATGTCTCCATTCTCTATAGCAGAAGTAACAGCTGGATTTAAAAATTGGATTACTAAAAAGAATAAACTTCCAGAATATCAAAATAATGGAAATTTTCAAAATGTAATAAATAACTTTAATAATATTGAAGATATTGGTGAAGGTCTTATTGCTAAACATGACCTTAAAGTTAAATATGCTGAAGAAACTAGTAGATTATTAAATAAAGAATATAAAACTAATCTTGGTAAATATCTATTTGATAGTGATGGTAATATGCGAGATGATATTACTATAACTCAAATGATGGTAAATGATGGATTAGTTGTAGATGCAGATGGTAATAAAATTGGTGTTGAGGGTGGTAATGATAATGCATATGGAACACAAAATAGAGCTTGGTTGGGTACACCAAAAGGTTTGGCAGCATGGACGGCTGCAGGTGCATCATTTGGTCTGATGGGTGGACCATTTGCTGAAGTTACAGTTCCTGCTGGTGCTTTCATTGCTGGTGTTGGTTATCTTGGAAGTAGTTTTGGAACAGCACTTTATGATAAAATAGTTCAAGGAGATGATCCAAATGTATTAGCTTATGTAAAAGGAGAAAAAGATGGTTGGGAGTATAATAGATCAGTAAAAGATGCATTAGAATTTGCAAAAGAATCTTTTGGTGATTTACAAGAAAAAAATATGATTAAAACACCATTATATGGTTATTCAAATACAGGAGGTGGAAAATTTTTAACAAGCTCTGGTAGAATTACTGTTATGCCTGGTGCTTTTGGTACAGATAATTTTAAAAGATATTCACAATTAAATAATGCATTTAAAAATTTATCCTATACAAAAGATGAAACAAGAGCAAGTGTTTCAGGTTATAGTGAAAATGATTGGAATACTGCAACTGATGAAAAATTAAATTCTGTTACTCAAAGTATACTTAAAGATCTTTATGAATATTCTAAAAATAAAAAAAATAAAGATAATAAATTTACTTTAGATTTTCATCCAGTTGCAAATGGGTCATTAAATTATTCAGCTGTTACAATTGATATACCTGAAAAAATTGCTGAAAAATATAAAATGAAATATGAAGGTAAAGAAAATGAATCAGGTTTCTTAAGTTCACAAGTATATGATAAGTTAATTACAAATGGTTTAACACTTATTACTAAAAGTTCAAACTTTGCTGGAACAGATCTTTATGATAAGGCATTTATGGATCCTGTAGAAAATAGGGTAAGGGCACAATATGCAATTGATGGAACAGGAGTAACATATACAAATCCATACTATGATAATTACTCAATTTCTTTTACACAATTACCAAGTGGAGATATAGAATATAAACAAACAATTCCAATGTGGAATCCAAATACAAAGAGTTATGTGGATGTAGGAGCATCTGCTGTATTATCTGGACAAGGTTTACAACTTCAAAAGTTTAGAAATAATTTCTGGACTCAAGTTGCAGAGATGAATGAAAAAAATAACCCATGATGGAAGAAATGGATTTAAATCAATCATTATCACAAGAGACTAATGATCTTTATTCTGGTGTAACGGATTTTAATGAATATTTTCCTATAAGTCCTTCTGAACCACCTACTGTTACAAATTTAGGAACACAGAATTATATTACAGGATCTGCTCCAGGAAATCTTCCTTCACAGGTTCCAAAAAATCCAGCATATAATTTTGATGATCATAAAAAAGCTATGCAAAATTATATGTGGAATTTTGCTCAGCAAAATGCATATGATCCAAATGCTTATGGTAAAATTCAATCTTATGACTTAGGTCCTACTGGTAATGCATATTATCGTAGATATGCTGCATCTGGATTAGATGTTATGGATGAACTAGGTTTTTTTCCAACTAAAGATAATGAACAAACTTGGAATGATAATACATCTTGGACAGATGATTTTTCTAGAATGATTACCAATTCTTTTGGTACACTTTTTTATGAAGGTGTGGTTTCTGGACCTAAATCATTGTCAAGATGGTTACAGGGAGCTGATTTTTTTGATGTAGATCCAGAAGCAGCCATGAATTATGAAAGAGCTTCTGCTATAGGTTATAGCTCAAGAAAAGGAGCTGGTGCATTTACAAGTAATCTAGTTATGAACTTTGGTTATACAGCAGGTATAATTTCAGAGATTATGTTAGAGGAACTTGGAGCTGCTGTATTAGCTCCATTTACTGGTGGTGCATCATCAGCTGCTGTAACTGCAAATGCAGCTAGAAGACTTAATAGACTTAGTCATATTGATATGAGTACATTAAGAGTTGCAAAAGGATTTGATGCATCTATGGATGGAGCTCGTCAATTTGGTAATGTACTTACTGAGTTAAATGATATAAATAATGCAAGGAAAACTTATGAAGCTGTTAAGACATCTAATAATATGCTTAGAGGTGAGAAGTTTTTCTCTAATTATTTTGTTAAAACTTTAAATCCTGCTACACAAACAGTATCAGAATTATATGATATATACCGTGCACAAGATAATCTTGCTGGGTTTGCCTCTATGTCTAGAACTTTAGGAGCTTTTTATAGAGATATTAGAACTATCAATATGGCAAGATCTGAGTCAGCTCTTGAAGCAGGGATGGTTCAAAATAAAGTATTTGAGGATTTATATAATAAGTACTATGCAGAAAATGGAGAAGTTGCTAGTGATGAAGAAATGCGTAATATGATGAACCAAGCACATGCTGCTGGTATTGAAACATCAATGTATAACTTCCCTCTTATATATGCAACTAATAAAGTTACTTTTTCTAATCTTCTTAGTAAAGGAAAAATTAGTAATTATATAAATCAAAGTATTAGAGAACTTGGTGAGGTTGAAGCAGGAAGATTTGGAAAACTTGGTAAAGTTGTATATAATCAAAGTACTAAACAATTTGAATTTTGGAAATCAGGTTTAAAAAGTTGGTGGAAAGGTTGGAGAGCTGATCCTTTTTATAAGTCAGTAGGTAAAACAGTTGGATATTTTAAAGCTAATATTTCAGAAGGTATTCAAGAAACATTCCAAGAAGTAATTGCAGATGCTGCAGAAAAGTATTATGTAGAAACTTATGATAGTGATCTTGTACAAAAACAAATGTATAAAAATGGTCAGCTACCATATTTAAATATTACTGGGGAATATTTTGCTAAAGGTTTTGAAAGATTCAACCCCTTTACAACAGCAGAAGGACTTGATATATTTGCATCTGGATTTTTTATGGGCTTTTTAGGTGGTGGTATGGATAAAGTCATTAATAATACCTTTATCCGTGCTAATAGAATTGTACAGCCAGAAAAATATAAAGAATATAAAGAAAAGAAATTAGAAATAACTAGAGACTTAGTTAATAGTTTAAATGGTCAAGGGGTAAGTAACTTCATTAATTCAAGAATGTGGGATGCTGGAGTTCAATCTAAAGCAGCTGCTGCAAAAAGAAAAGGAAATAAAAAAGAATTAGAAGATGCTGAGAATGAAGCATTTATTGCACATTTTACTGTATTATCTGAAAACGGTGTATTAGATCAATATTTAGATGGTTTATTATCCTTAAATAAGTTAGGGGACGAAGAATTTATTGATGCTATGGATAATAGTATTACAGCAGAACAAATACCTCAAGCTAAACAAAAAATCACAGATATAGTAGATAGAGCTAAAAAATTAGAAAGTAAATACAACTACTACAAAGAAAAATATCCTAGTCCTGTAGACATGAAACTGTTTGATCCAGGAGCTAGTGAAGATTATACAGAAGCATATATCATGAATCAAGCATGGGAATATGCAACTAAGCAAGCAGTATTTTATAATGAGTCATTTGAAAATACTATGCAAAGAATGAAGGACATCATGGAACTGCAATATAATGAACGTCCTGTTAGTAAAATGACTAAAAGACAATCTGATGTATTATTTGTACCAAAATTATTATCAAATGAAATAGGTCTTTTACAAAATGAAATTGATGCTTTATCAGAATTAGATGATCCAGCATCAAAAGAATTATTAAAAACAAAGAAAAAAGAACTTAACGCACTTATTAAATACAAAGAAAAATTTGATTCATTTGACAGATATTATCATAGAGGTAGATATATTGAGGGTGTAAAAGAAAAATTATCTAAAGAAAGAGGTGGTGTTGAAATAACTAATGAAGAAGCTTCTGCATATATTCTTGAAGCATTAGGGGTAGATGAAGCTACTGAAGAAAAAGAACTTAAATTAATTTCAGAATTAGAGACTGCATATAAAGAATATTTAAGAGGTATTTCTGAAGTAGAAGATGATTATATTTTTACAGATGGTATAGATACTGCATTTGAAAGATTACTTGACTATTATAAATTAGACAATGAATCAAGAACTCTTGCAGAAGGTATCAATCTTCTTAATGACCCTATGGGTTATATAAATCTAGTTGAAAGAAATAAACAATGGATGACAGATCTTTATTCAAGAAGATCGGAATACTATGAGAAACTTGTAAAAGCTCAACTAGAACAACAGGAAAATAATGCATTATTAAATGCACTTGCAGATGAAGGTATTTTTGTTAGTGTGGATGATTTTAAGAAATGGATAGATTTTAGAATCCCACCAAAAGAATTTTATGATCAAGCTAGAGGTATTGTAATACCAGAAGGCAGCCCAACCTATGATAAATATTATTTTTTATTTGAAAGAGTAGCAAAACTATCTGAAGATACATCCACTGAAATAGTAGAAGATACTATGGATACTGCTTTAAAGAATGAGCTAGGTAGACTTGATCTTGAAAAACAAGCCAAAATAGATAGTCTTCCTAAAATGACCGTAAGAGAAGATTTATCAGAAGTATTACCAAACCGTGGTAAAACAATGGGTATCAGAAGAATTGCTGGTCAAATTCCAATTGGTAATTATGCTGATGCTACATATATGGATCAAGACGTAGAAGAAGTACTTACTTTTTATAAAGATAGTAATGGTAATTTATTCTATGTAGTAGATGGAAATGTAACAAATCAAGTTGAATCTAACCTAGCATATAAATTTACAAAAGCTCAAGTATTCAACTTTGCAGAAAAACCAGATCAAGTTGTAGTAGATAATCTTGAAAAAGATTATGAAGAACTTAAAAATGCAGTAAAAGAAAGATATGCAAAAGCTAAAGAAAATTTAAAACAAGATAAACAAGCTGAAAAAGAAAAAGTCTATACACCAGATACTGATCTAGATGAAATGCCTAACAGTCTTAAGAAAGAATTATATGAACTCTTTAAAAAAGAAGAGTTTGATAAACTTCCTGAAGAAGTTAGAGTCAACATGAAATACAATCAAGAACAAAACTTATTTGTTAAATTTATTCAAAGTAATCTTGCTGCAAAAGAAGTTATTGATAACTATAATAAGAAACAAAAAGCTACAAAAGCTACTGCTCCAACTGGAGAAAAGAATGACTTTACATTTAAGTTCTTGGGTAAAGAAGTAAATACAAAAGACTTAACTGCTGTAGAATTAAGATCTTATCAGAGAAGACTTAAACAAACAATCAGTGGTCTTACTGAAAAACAAAGAGACAATAGTATTACACCAGAAGAAAAGACTGAGTTAGCGAATGCTAAAGTAGTAAGTATTGATATTGAAAAATTAATTAAGACAAGATCTAAAAATGAACTTAGTCCTGAATTACAGGAAGCAGTTAAAAAGGTTGAGGATATAGAAGCTAAGCAAGAAAATCTTATTACAACTGAACTTGGTGTAGTAGTAGATAACGTAGTGCATAGACCGGTTACACAAGTAACTATTGATAGTACACAAAAAAATGCTGCTAACATAGATGCTAAGAAAGCTGATGTAGAAAAGTATAAAGGAAAATCTAAATTTTCATATACAATACAAGGAAATAATGTTTATTTGGCTCCAAGTCTATCAGTAGAAAATAATCATGAGGAATTAAAAAATACAATATTTGATTTTTTAAATATTCTATCTAAAAATAAAGATCTAAAATATTTAGAAGGAGGTATAAAAAGAGTTATAGAATCCAGTAGAACATGGTACCCATTTAGTGTATTAGGTGATTATTTAGCTGGAAGATATAATACTACTATTGATAAAGTAATTTCACAATTTAAGTCTGCAGACTTTACTCAAAATGAATTGGATGTACTTAAGTATTCTTTAGAAAATAGAACAAGTCCTTATGCAGAACAAACAACTTTAGAACAATCTTCTACAACACCACAATCTACTGCAAATGAAAGTATTAGTTTTATTAATGAACAGTTAGATAATTTATTTACAAAAGACACTAGACCTGTATTTGATGAAACTAAGATAAGTAGAGAAGCATTTGATAATTTATTTGGGGATAATGGAATCTTTACTACTCTTAAGAAAAGAGAAGAAAATGGAGAGATCTATATTACTAGTAGAAATCTAAAAGTTTATGACACTGATTTAAAGTTAGCTGGTCAAATTGATTTATTAGTAGCAGACACTAAAAAGAACTTAACTATTGTTAAAGTAGATTTAAGAACTAAAGAACAGTGGAATGCCTTTGATAAAAAGAATAATGATCAGTTGCTTCCGCAAACACTAAATGCAAATCTGTTACAGAGAATGACTGGTGTAGCACCTAAGGTTGCTTTAATGCCAATTGAGATTATAACTGATAAGTCAGGTAAAATTACATCAGCAACTAAACCTTCAAGAGAAAATCTTTTAGATACTGAGTTCTTAATTACATTAGATAAAAATTTAGTTAAAGACCAAGCTGAAGGAATTGTATCTGCAGTAAAACCAGTTCCTGAGATACAACCTACTGTACAAATGCCTGCTGATGCTCAAAGTAGTGATGATCAACAGTCTCCAGCAGTTGAATCTGAAGGTGATCCTGTTGATCCTAAAGATGCATATAAATCAGAAAATGAAAGGATCACTTCAGAAGATATTGCAGAGAAATTAAAATCTGTAACAACAGAGCCTCAATTACTTAAACTTAAAATCCAGGTTAATCTAGATATTGCAGAAGGTAAAATTTTACCAGAAGACATAGATAAAATTACTGAGATGTTAGATAATAAAGATCTTAGTTTATCAGAAGAAATTGATCCTAAAATTTCTCCAGATAACATGATAAAAGGTACACAACTTGTTGCTAAAAGCCTTATATTTACTGACAAAAATCAGACTGAAATCTTTGCAGAAGAAGATGATACTGTAGTAATTACTTCTACTAATAAAAAAGAAGGAACAGTAACAGTTCAACCTCTTGGTAAGAAAACACGTTTGAAACTTACTAGAGATGAATTAAATAATTTGTTTACTGAAAAAGAAGCAGTAATGGAAGCAAAAGAAAAACCAACAACTAAACCAGATAAAGAATCTAAAGCAAATGTTGTAGAAACATTAGATGCTGTAGATACATTTGTAGCTGATCAAGATGCTCTTTCTGAAATTGAAAAACAAGCAGAAAAGAAATCTTTGAAAGACTTAGATAATGACTTATTAGATGATATAGATTGTTAGACTATGAAAATTACATGTGCATTAAGCCAAAATCAAATTAAGAATCTATACAGTAATGTGTATGGTAACATGCTCAGCTCATTAAAAGAAGATACTCCTTTTGATGTTAATACATACATGGCAAGTGTATTTGATAAGATTAGCCAGAAGTCTAGTCCAGAAAATGCTGCTAAGTTTGTACAACAAATACCTAAAATGGTTTCTGTTGCTGCTAACCGTGAAGATTTATTTGACCTAGAAATTGACCTCAATGCAGTTAGAAAACTTGTAAAAGAGTTTGCTAATGAAGATACGGGAATTGAATCTGTAATGAAAAGATTTGCTCCTAAAAAATCTTCAAGTACTAAAAAAGAGTTAACAAATAAAAAAGCTAATGAAGCTTTTGATCCTACACAAACAGAGGATAAACCTGCAGAAACAAGACCATTATCATTAAAACCTTTCTCAATCTTTAATACAAGTTATCAAGAGTTTGAGGCAATTGATCCTAAAGCAAAAGAAGAAGGATACCAAGAAGTAGCAGATGAAACTAAAGAATTTATATATACTGCACTTGGTAAAATTGCTGCAGCAAATACTGATCTTGATAATGCTATGGATACCGCACAGTATCAAGGTAAAGAACTTAGACTTAAACCTATAGTTTTAGCTTCAGCTCCTGTTGAAATGCTTGATAAGTATTCTACAAGAATTAAAAATGTATCTACATTTTTTAGAAACTCTAATAAGAAAAACAATAGAGTAATTCAAGCCACTGAAATTATCTTAATGGCAATTTCAGATGAACAAGGTCAACTACTCTATTTTGATAATGAAGGTAATATTGTAGATACTCCAGAACAAGGAAGAGTTGTTTATCAATTTTTAAGAAATGTAATTCAAGAGAATGGTAAATATGTAGATGTAAATATCTATGGTTATTCTAATCAAATTGCATCACCTGAAGAAATATCTAAAGCTACTGGTGTACCAGTAGAAGAAGTTGCTAAAAATCAACAAGCTGACTTTAAAGCATTGTATGATTATAAAAAATCTATCTTAGACGGTAATATAGCACTAGCACCATTAACAGGAATTAGTGAAGGAGTTTCTCCTAAACAATCTAAACAAATTATAACATTAGCTAATATAAATCAATTTCCTTTTGGTAGTGATTCAATATTTAAATCTATTAAACCAGTTAAGACACCAAGAGGTATATTTAAAGATGGGGATACTACAATTACAATTGAAGGTACTGAATATAAAATTGATAGACCAAATGCTACAGATGACATTATTAATAAAGTAGCTGATGTATTTAGTAATCCTAATATATCTAATAAACAAAAATACAATTTCTATTTACAGTTTTTTTCAAAAAAAGCATCTCCATATACAAGAAGACATAATGTAGAATATGCTGAATCAACAGATGAATTAATTTTTACTTATTCTCCCACTACTTATGCTGAAAAATATTCTAAGTTTCAACCAATTGATAATTTAAATACTCCTGAAGCTAAAGAATTAATTGTTGATATTTTAAAAAATGCTTCTGGTACAAAAGGAAAGTACTTTTCTGCTAAGATGAATTATGATGAGACTAATTTATCTAAAAATGGTTTTCTAGATTATAACTTAGAAACAAGAACAGTAGATGAAGAATTTAGTAATTATATTGAATTACTAAAAACATTACCAAGAACTACTATATACTTTAGTGAATCTAGTGATCCTAAGAAGTTCAATGCATATATGAACTTTAGAATCCCAACTGAATTTATTAAAAATGTAGAAAAAGCTAAAGAAAATCCTGCTTTAGTAGAACCTTCTCCAACAAGAAAACAAAAAAATATTCTTGTTGATTATTTAAAAGGTCAACCTAAAATTACTCAGAATCTTAAATTAAATGTATCTGCTACCACTAAAAAGGGAATGGAAAATATATCTAATGAAGATTCTGAAATAAAAAATATAGATGAATCTAAATTTAAGAGACTAACTAATACTAATGAAAGTGAAAATGGATTTAGTGTTGAAGATGGTATTCTAAGAATTAGAGTTGGTGGATTAGATGTGTTTGGAAGAACTGGTGGTGCTACTCAAATAAGTTTAAAAGTACCTGAAGGATTTAATCCAAATCTTTTTGCTGAAAAACTTAAGGACATAAGTCATGAAGGAGGAATTACAACACCAGAAGCTGTAAATCAAGTTATTACTGATATTAAAAATGCTCTTAATCCAAATGTAACTACTGATATATCAAAGCAAGGTGTTGTAAATACTTCTGCTGCAGGCAATGAATTTGGAACTTTTAATATTACTTCTCCAGTAACAGGAGAATCACTTGTAGTTGCATTAGATAAAAAGTTTTTTAAAGAAGCTCCTTTATTAACTGTTGGTACACCTGTTTCATTAGCATTAACAACTTCTGAAACAGAAGATATGTATATCCCAGATATTATTGAAGTTAGAAATTCTGAAGGAAAAACTATTGGTCGTGTAATGGAAACAGACTATGGTAAAAAAGAAACTCCATTAGATAATTATTATAGAGAGCTTAAGAAACAAAGAAGTAAAACTATTGAGGAAAAAATTGAAGAAAGTACTAATACAAAAGGTACTGCTAATCCAAAAGATGGTTTAGCTGGTAAGTTTTTCTTAAGAAGTGGACATTTGCAATATGATGCAACACCTGAGCAGGTTAAAAAAGCAGATAGTTGGTGGAATACTAGTGATTTAAATAAGTATTTATCTTTTGAACAAGGAGTAGCAATTGTTAACTCAGATGCATTTGCAAGATTTATTGCTTATGGTTCTATTCTGAATGGTAAGTTAGGGATGATACAAATTGCAAATAAAGGTTCAATGGTAGATATATACCATGAAGCTTGGCATGGTTTCTCTCAGTTATTCTTAACACCTGAAGAAAAAACTCGTCTTTATAAAGAGGTACAAAGAAAGTTAGGTAGAAATAAAAAACTTTCATTTTTTGATATTGAAGAAATTTTAGCAGAAGACTTTAGAACTTATGCTAAAAATCCAAAGGCTCTTGAAGATAGTCCTGAAAGAAATTCAATCTTTAGAAGAATATTAAATTTCTTAAAAGAGTTATTGGGTATAGGGTCAGTTACAAATGTAACAGATATTAAAAAAGTAAGAGAACTTTATAATAATCTTTACTTTAATGAAAATCTAAATCAATACACACCAAGTATTGATAATGTAATGTTTGATCTTCTCAATAGAAATTCTGGACTTCAAACATTAGCAGATGAAAATATTCAAGCTTTAAATAGACAAGATGCAACCACTGTAAAAAATTCAATGGATAGTATCATATCTAAACTTACTGATAATTTATACTCAGAAAGAAAAGAAGATATAGAGCAATTGGGTCAGAACAAATCAGCAACAACTAAATTATTAGAAGATCCAAGAAATAGAAATGCATTGTATTCTTATATCTTTGATCAACTTGACACAAGAAGAATTGAATTACAAGATCAACTTGATAACCTTGAAGATGATACTAAAAACTTTTTAGAAAAACAAAAGTTAGAAAACAATATTAGAATTCTTACTGCTGCATTAGATAACTGGGGTAATCAATCTAATGGTATGATTAAATACCATATAGAAAACTCAGACTTTAATCTTCTAAGAGAAAAGTTTGTAGAAATGACACCTGAACAAGAAGATGCTGTAGAAGATGTTGAAGATACTGATACTGAACCAACTGCTGCTGAAGATACTGAAAGAGTAGGTGATAAAAAAATTGGTGATAGATCTTTGCTTGAGTTAGCAGATAAGGAAGTAGTATATATTCTTAAGAGTCTATTTAAAAAAGATAGATCTGGTAAAGTAATCTTAAATGAACTTGGATTTGAAGAACTTGTAGATTTTAGAAGTACTTGGAATAATGTTGTTAGAACTATTGGTGGTGAACAAGATCCTATTGAACAATATAAATTATTAAAGGATGCTATCAAAATTCACCCGGAGTTTGAACAGTTGGTAAATTTTAAATTAGCAGATCCTAATCCAGACTCTGAAAATGCATCTAATAATTTATATGAAGCTAAAGCTACTACAGCATTTTGGCAAACATTTAGTAAACCAAGAGTACCACTTTTACAAAGCACTATTTTTACAAATGGTATAACTCAAATTACAGAAGCTTCAATTGAAGCTGTAGATATATTAAGAGGTTTTGAAAATAAATTTAAAGCTGATATTAATAATGCATATATTATAAGAAGGAATGAAGATAATGTTCCTATGCTTGCACTCCAAGCATTAGTAGAAGATTTTTCAGATAAAAATGGTAATCTTGATGATACTAAATACTATGAGTTTGCAAGAAGATTAGGTATATATCTTGATGATATTACTATAATTAAAAGAGCACTTACAAAGAATCAAAAAGCAGCAGAAGAATATGGTCTTCCTTACATTTTTAAAACAGTAAAAAAAGTTGCTGATTTAGAAGTAAATCCAAATGCCACTGAAAAGCAATTAAAATTTGTTGAAGATTTTAAGAAAAATCCTATTTTCTATTTAAGAACACAAATTCCTGCAGGAATAATATCTAATAAAGAAGAAACTCAGAAATATGCACTTAAAAAATTAGCAGAATTACAATCAAAATATGGATTAGATACTTCTAATTTTGGGGTACTTAATGCAGAAGGTAATACAGTATATGAACTTATTGAAAAGAGTACAGCAAGTAAAATTGCTTATGCTATAAATAAAGCTGAAAAACTTTCTGATCTATGGAATTCTAGTACTCTTAAATACATGAGTTATTTAAATCCAGCTATTAATACATTTACAAATAACTCTAGATTTCTTAAAACAATCTTTGACTTTAATGATCCTGAGTTTACTAAAAGATCTGATAAAGAATTAGAATTATTTCTTTCTTCTGGTACTCAACAAATTGTTAATGAGGAATTCGGAATAAAAGATGGAAATAACACAACTTCATTAGATACAACTAGTAAGTTTCTTCAAGAAATGAACTCTATGCTTAAAGCTGGTGTACAAGAATTCATTCGTCATGCATCTAAAAGTTCTGCATTTGGATTAAGAGTTAGCGGTGATATTATTGGTAGACCTGGTAAACTAGATAGTGATCCTAGACTTTGGATTGATATAGATATGTTTGCTGATAATACTGCTGACTCATATGCATTAAAGACACATATTGTACCTTATATTGCAACTGAAGCCAATAGAATTTATAAGTTTAAACAAAATAGAACTGAATTTGAAAAATATCAAGGATATAATAATGAAACTCCTAGTGGTAAAATGGCTGGAGAAGTATTTACTGCATTTGATAATGTATTAAGACCTTCAACTAAACAAGCAATATATTCAGCAATTGATAATGCAATACTTAATAAAGAATACTTTGATTTTATTTCTTTTATTAAAACTGATCAAACAGGATTAGCTGATAAAATTAGAACTGATGTATTAGATTATTTTAATGAACTAACTGAAGAAAACTATAATATACTTCAGGAGACCAATTATATTAGTCCTGATATAATCAATAGACTTAAAAAATTTAATTTATCAAAAGAAGAACAAGATAAATTACTTACTAGAGCTTATACATTTAACTCTTGGATACATAATTTTGAAACTATCAATCTTATGTATGGAGATATGGCACAGTATAATCATATTAAAGAAGAGTTACATAAAAGAAATACTGGTTTAACTTCAACAGGTAGATCTTTTAGAACAGACATAGCTGCTCAGAATTTAGTTAAAGGAGCACTTAGAAAAAATTCTTATGCTGAGAAAAAAGGATTTAACTATGTAGAATATGATGGTACACTTAATACAGCTATCATTCAAGATATAGAAAGATCATCTGTTTACTTACCAGTTATTGAAAAAGCTTTAATTGAAGATTATACAAATAAGCTTAAAGAAACAATAAAGGATCCTGCTAAACTTACTGAAGCTGTAGAATATAGAGTTAAGAAGGACTTAGATGCCTACAAGAAAATGGTAGAAGGTGATGGTCAAGGGTGGGTTACTTTTGATACTTATAGAATTCTTAAGAATCTAGAGAATGCTTGGTCATATGAGCAAGAAGAATTATTTACTAAAATAACTGATGGAGAATTTGTCTCTCCTACAGAAATTATTCAAATGTTCCCAGTATATAAAATACAAAACTTTGGCCACTTAGCTAATACAGGATTGCCTGTAAATGCTATGCATAAGTTTGCACTTGCTCCATTAATACCATCTATGATTGAAGGATCAGATCTTCAGTCTTTACATGAACAAATGATGGCAAATAACATTCAGTATGTTACATTTCAGTCTGGTTCAAAAGTTGGTTCTGTTACTTCAGAAAAAGATTCTAAAGGTAAAGCAGCAGCAGACATCATTTATAAAGATGATGAAATGAAAAATCTCAATAGAGATATTAATTTTACTCCAAACACTATTTACGTAGATTATCTTAAAAATGTTACAAATGTAAATAGCTCATATAAAGAAAAAGCAACATTCTCCACACAGTTAAGAAAATTAATCTTGGGGTCAATGTATCGTGAAGGTAAAATCATTAATCCCAATAATGAAGCAACTGTAAAAGAATATGAAAAAACTGTTGATGAGTACACTAAACTTTTAAAATTTGAGTTACTTAATGAAATTGGGTATGAAGAAGTAGACGGTAAGTATATTGGTAATCTTACAAACTTTTTAGATTTAGTTCAAAGAGAGTTAGGTAGAAGAAAATTACCAGAACACCATATTGAATTTGTTGGTCAAAATCTAGATAGCACATTAAAGACTGATTTATCATTACACTTAAGAGCTGATGATATAGAAAAAATTCTAGTTAGTCTTATTGAAAAAAGATTTATTAAACAAAAAGTAAAAGGTGAAGCTTTAGTACAAGTATCCAGTGCTATGACAAATGGAATCTGGTCCACACCAACATTTAAAAAAGCAACAGCTGAAGAAATTAGAAAGTATATTGGCACTAATAACTTACCTTTCTATAATCCAAGTAAAGATGGTACTTCAGCAATGAAAGTAGCAATTGCTTTACAGGGAGACTTTATAAAATTATTGAGAAGAAAAGATGTTGCAGTAATTGACACTGTTGATGGAAAAAGAACTCTTAATAAAAAAGCTAGTCTTGCTAAGTTAAATCAACTTATAAAAGATGAAGCATGGTTAGAAAATAATAGAGATTTAATTAGAATGTCTGCTGTACGTATTCCAGTACAGGGTCTTAACTCTATGGAGTTCATGGAAGTCTATGAATTCTTAGATCCTGCAGCAAGTAATATTATTATTACACCAACAGAAATTGTTGCTAAATCAGGATCTGACTTTGACGTTGATAAACTCATCACTTTTATGCCTAATATAGATAATAGAGGTATGTTTATTAAATCTGGTATGTCTGAAGAACAATTCCAAGATTTTGTAAAAAGAAATAAAAACAATAAAGATAGAGTAAAAGAAACAATTAAAACTCAAAAATCTGCTCTTGAAAATAAACTTATTACAACTATTAATAATATTCTTGCATTACCAGATAACTATGCAAATCTTGTAAGGCCTAACTCTACATATCTACTTAAAGATATTGCAGATAAACTTCAAGATTTTGTATCTGAGTATGATAGATTTAAAAATAAACTTGGTCAGGAATATGTAACAATAACTGATAAAGAAGATAAAAAAGTAAAAGTTATTAGTCCTACAAGAACACTTGAAACTGGATACAATCTTCATAAACATGATGTAAACTTAACTGGTAAGAAAGTATTAGGTATTACAGCTATTGAGAATTCATTAAATCCTATTCTTAATTCTTTGGGTGCAGCAATGCCAAAAACATATAAGCATTCTTATTATGATAATGCTATAAAGAAATGGGTAGAAACTGATACAACTTATAATACCAACTTGTATTTGCCACATAGAAAAATGGCAGATGGTAGAATTTCTCTTTCACATACTGAAAGCTTAGATGGAGATTCAATTTCTGATGTTCTATCACAAATGATGAATGGTCTAGTTGACGTAGAAAAAGATGCATGGATATTCTTTATACAGGCTAATTTAGAAATTGCTCCTACTTTATTGTATTTAATTAAAGCAGGTGTACCAAAAGAACATGCAATCATGTTTGTTTCTAATCCCCTTGTTAGAGATTATGCTAAAAATAAAAGGCTTTACAATAGTGCTTATTCTGAATTATCAGGTAGAAAACTTGATGATAAATCTTATGCTCAATACCAAGCTGCTACAGATGTAATCATTAGTCAACTTCCAACACTTATTGAAGATCAGTTATCTAATATTAGAGATACTGAAACTATATATGTAAGAACAGGACGTTTTAATCCATACTTACAAGAAATGGAGTATGAAGATATTCCAATGACTAAGTTGCAACTAATTCAAAAAGTAAAAGACAAAAATTTTGCTGAGTCATTTATTAATGTGCGTAAGGATAGTAAGAAAGGTGGGATTATATTTAATAAACCATCTATAAGTAATAAAAAGTATTACTTAGACACTAAGTTCTATACTCAAGCATATATAAATAAAAATAAAGAGTTTGACTTAGATCTTATGAAAAGAGTTATTCTTGATCCAAAGTCTTCAAAATATAGAGGAGCAGCAATGGCTATGTTTATGCACTTTATAGAAATTGAAAAACAAATCCGTGGTCTCCAAACATTAAAAAGACTTGCTAATCCAGATACTAGAACTTCTAAAACATTAGAAGAAGTAATTAGAAGAGGTGTATCACTTGAAGAACTTAAAGAACTTTCTAAAGTAGATCCTGAGTTAGTAAGAAAATTAGTTGAAGAATCAATTCTTGGAAGCTTCTTTGATAATAAACTCATTGGAGAATTAGTAAAACCATTGTTTCCACTAAGAAATAATGATAAGGTTACTAATTATGTAATTGCATTGCTTCAAACAAAAGCAGGATCTCTAGTTAAAAAATATGGTACTGGTCCTGAAGCAACAAGAGCATTTATTTCAGAATATAAAAACTCTATTGTAAACTATGTCTTCCAAAACTATATGTCAAACTTTATTGACGGTAAAGGAAACATAGTAAATGTTCCTACAGAGTATAAAGAAATGCCTGTAAAAATTAAAAAAGGAATTAAGAATGGAGCTCAAGTAGTTGATAATGTTGTCTATATAGATGAAGCTAGAATTTCTAAAGACTATGCTGAAAAATTATTTGCAGCAGAATCTGAAGCAGAAAATAGCTATAGAGCCCGTGGTCTTAGACCATTTAGAGCAGCAGAAAATGTTTTTCCAACTGAATCTAGCTTCTTTAAATATGTAGTAGAAAGAGAGTATCAAAGATCTATGATACCTTTAGAAAAAGCATTGGAAAATAAAACATTTAAATATCTTAGAAATGTACTTAAATCATCTATTAAAGATGTTAAAACATTAAATGAACAAACTTATGAGGCATTTTTAAATCAAAGAGCTATGATCTTTGCATTTAATAGAGAAGCTCTTATGAAAACTATTAACTATTCTTATTCAGATCAGTTAATGGCATTAATTAGAGAATTCTCACAACTCAAAGATAAGTACCCAATATTAAATCAACTTACTAAACCTGCACTTAAAACAGGTGAAAAAGTAATCTCATTAAATGACTCCAGAATGTTAAAAGATCCACAGCTTGCTGAGATCTATTATCAGAACATTAAAGATCTTGGGGATCCTACAGTTAAAAAAGTAGCTTTAGAATCAGACAATGAAAGAATAAGTGAGATGTTTGGTATACTTCCATTAGTAGCTGTCTACCAACACGGTATTGGTTATAGCAGATTTGGATTTAATGAAGCACTTCCTTATGATAAATTCTTAGAAGTAATGGATTCTGCATCAAAGATATTCTTAGAAAAACAACTTAATAATGCTACTCTAGGAAATATCTATTTAAAGCTAATGGATCCTAAGAATAAATTATTTAAAGACTTTGTGGTTTCTCCAAAAGACTTTAATAATCCTACAGAAGAAACATTAGAACCTGAAGTTACAAATGAAGAGGTTGATGTTGAAGAAGAGGTTATTACTACACCATCAACTCAATTAGATTCTGAAAATACAATTAATATCTATGCAGGTACAGGAGAGAATGCTGAGTTAAGTAATTTTGCTGTAAGACCTTTTTCTCCAGTTATTGATGGAGTAGAATTAGGCCAATTTAACACTGTTGAGGGAGCATTTCAAGCAATGAAAATACTTAACTACTCAAGTGATAGACAAGTACAGACTGATAAATATAAAGCATTAAAAACAGCTACTGGTGCAAATGCTAAAGCTATAGGTCAAAAGGTTACTGGTTTAGACAAAAAATCTTGGGATAAAAATTCTTCTAGAATTATGAAAGAATTATTATTACAATCATTCCAACAAAATCCAGACGTTCTTGCTAAACTTCTTGCTACAGGTAATGCTACTCTCACTCATGTAGGTACTGAAAAACCTAATAGATGGACTACAGAGTTTCCTAGATTACTAATGGAAGTAAGAGAAGAACTAGGTGGTACTCAACCTACAGAAATAAATCAAAAAATAAAAGATATTATTGATAAAAGTAATTTAGAAAAAGATGAATATGAAGTAGTATTAGTTAATGGTGTTCAAACTTTTGTTGATTTAAGATTAATGCCAGAAAGCATTAAAAAAGGATATGGTGTATACTATTCTTTACAGAAAGATGGTTTACTTAAAAGAGCGGGTAAAAAAATAATAGTTCCTGGATATGAAGATATACAACTAATATATGATCAACTTGATGGTTCAATAATAGAATTAAGCACAGGATTGTTAATTCCAACACAAGAAAAAACACAAAGTAAAGTTATAAATGAATTACAGGATATGTTTGAATTTAGAAATATTAGACTCGTATTAGAAAAATCTGATAAAATAACTGCTAATGAACCTAATACTGTTATCTCAAGTTTGGAAGGTCTATCTACTCAACCTACTCAAGAAGAATCTAAGAAAAATGCACCGGAAGGTCTACCTCCAATTGACAGATCTATAGACTCTTGTAGTTAAAAATTCGTATATTTATATAAATAAGAAACAATGCCTTGTAAGACTCAAATAAAAAACAAACTAACCGATCAAGTATATGATCTCGCACAACCTGGTTTAGGTATGTCTCAAGCTAATGCTAATGCACTTGCTGCTGATATAAATAGAAGTTTTGGTACACAGGTGGTTAGATTTAATAGTTATGTTACAGATGATCTTCTTGAAATGGATATTAATATCCCGCAAAGTTTAATAGATGTTTACTATGATAATGAACTTATATTAGAAGCAAAAGAACTAGAACAAAGCATTGAAGATGCAAGAAGAGCTCAACAAGAAGATGCTGCTCGTTCAGGTGTAGAATATACAGATCAGTATTTATTTGATAATTCTTCTGCGGTAGAGGTAGCACTCTCCAGAGAAGGTATTGAAAGAAGGAGAGATATACAAATAGCAGAAGCACTTGGTGAGAAATATAGTAAAGCATTTAATATTCCTTATCAAATTATTACTGAGGGTCAAGCTATAGAAATTTTATCTGAAAGCCCAACACCATATAAAGGTAATATGTCTTCTTTTTTCTATGGGGACATAGTATACTTTGTTGAAGGTAAGTTTAAAGCCGGTAATGTAGTGCATGAGTATGCACACCCTTTAGTAAAAGGTATTCAGTTTCAGAACCCAAAGTTATTTGATAACTTATTTAATCAACTTAGTTTAAGTGAAACCGGAAAAAGAGCTTTACAGATTGTAAAAGAAAGATATCCTGAACTTGGAACAGACACGGTAAGATTTAAAGAAGAAGCCATTGTTACTGGAATAGAATTAGATTCTAATAAAAAACTGGATGAGACTATCAAAGATGATAATTTATTCCAAAGATTCATTACTAATGTAATGGCAGCTATTAAAAAAGTTTTAAGGGCTTTATCCACTAAAGTAAATCTTAAATCTTTGGATTCTACCACTACTAGAGATGAATTAGTTGATATGCTATTAGATGAAGACTTTGTAATTGAAGATTTAGAATATCAATTGTCTTTACTTCCAGAGTTTAAAAAAGAAGCTGAAAGTTTTCTAAATGATCTAGAAAAAGCTAAGAGTAAGGAACTTCTAACTGTAATTGATAGATACTATGATAATGTTAACTTTCAACTTAATAAATTACGTAAGTCTCCTGATCAAGTAAAAAGTTTATTAGAAGGAAAAGTTGGAGAAGATATTTTAAAAAATATTGAATCTTTTCTATCCCCATATATTGTAAGAAGTAAAAACTTAACAGCTGAGGAAGTTGAAGAAATTATCAATGCTATTGAAGAGAGTGAAGAAGATACTAGACTTAGAGCAATTGCATTTGTAAACAGTTTAGCTGAATCACAAGTTTATGCTGAAAGAATTAATAATGCCTTAGAAAAATTAGTTAGTACAAAAAGACACCTAACACCAGAAGGAATTACCCAGGTAATTTACTATAAAGATATGTTGTCTGGACAATTTGCATTTTTTGAAGAAGCTGTAAAACAGTTAAATATTCCAAGAGATAGTTCTATTATTCAAAAAATTCTTTCTGTAAAACAAGTTATCAAAGATGATCTAGAAGAAATAAATGAGATAATGTTTGATTTTTCTAAAGATTTAATGAATGATGCTACTAAAAATATGCAGGAAAATTTAAATGCAGAATTTAAAGATAGGATAACTCAAATACTTAAAGCAGACGGTTTTAAAGAGGCTGATATAAATAAATTTTTAAACTCTGTTATTGATCTGATTGATATAAATAATAAAAAAGATTTTAAGGAAAGTGAACTTAATGCTTTACTTCCAAAAGCTTCTCCAAGAATAAGGTATATATTGAGAGCTGTAAAAAAATATGTAACAAAACATATTACACCAGATGTTATTCAAGATTTTCTTACAGGATATACACAAGATATTGGTCAAATTGGTTCTAGTTTGGTTCCACTTGGTAATATTGATGATGTATTAGGTGCTGTATTTAACTTTATGAAAGATAGAGCTGCAGATACAGATGTAGAATCTCAACGTCAGTTAAATCAAATGGCTGATAGTTTATATCCATTCTTAGAAAAAGTAGGTTGGAATCCAAATAAAACTACTCAGCTTGGTGACCTTTTATTATTTAAGGATACTGTTAAATTAGAAAGAAATGGTGAGTTAGTTGAAAAAGAAGTATACTCTTTTATTGATAAGTTTAAAAACTATAGAGCTGATAAAACCCAATTAGAGTATGATCTTAAAAGAGCTAGAGAATTAAAGGATCAAGAACTTATTGATAGAGCAACTGAAGCTTTATGGGATTTTCATGAAAAATATATGCATAGAACTTTTACTCCTGAAGTGTATAAAGTTTTAAATATGTTTAAACAAGAAAATACTGTTATACATCCAGAAACAGGTGAAGTTTTAACGGTATCTAAAGAACTTTCTATGGAAGCATACCGAGAAAGAAAGAAAGCTTTAGAAACTTTAAATACTCAGAATAAAAGAGACTTTACAGAACTTGATGATTTGTTTGATTACAATGAAGCTAGTGTAGCTAAAATACAGTATGAAGAACTATATAGTGTTATTGAACCAACAACCGGTGAATACAAACAAGGTGATGAATTAAAAAAAGTATTACTTAGAATTAAGTATAGAAATGATTCTAGAAAATTCTATGACTTTGATGTAAACTATGATAGAGTTCAAAGAGATCTAGATAATTTTATTAATGTAAGACTTGCAGCTAGAGGTATTACTCTTGATGCTACACCAGAAAGATTTCAAGCAGAGTTAGATAGATATCTACGTAAAAATTTTAGAGTTGCATACACTGAAGAATATTATAAAGAATTAACAGCAATTTTTAATGAAATAGCTAGAATTAATGCTAAAGCTTCTGAATCAGATGTATCTAAAAAACTTGCTAGTTTATATGATCAAAGAAAAACATATGTAAATATGGTTACTGATAAAGATGGAGAACCTAATGCTCTTAATCTTGACAGAGTTCAAATTGATCAAGTTAAACTTATAGAAGATGAAATTGTTTCATTACAAAGTCAATTTGATAAAGCTTCTGGATTAACTAAAGAAGAAGCTGCTAGGTTACAGTTTTATGAAGTAAGATATATTTCTAAAGGTAAAACTAATGAGTTATCTGATGAACAAAAATTAGAGTACTATAATCTTTCTAACAAATCAAATAAGTTTGGTTTATCTTCACAAGAAATGACCAATTTAAGAAACTTATATAGACGTTTATCTGAACTTACTGATTTAATCCCTACTGATTATTATTTTGAAGCTTTTAACACAGCTGTAAATGGTGTTGATATAGAGGAAATAAATTTTGAAAATGCTGATCAATGGATTAATTCTGATAATGTAGTATTAGCAAAAGCAGAAAGTGAAAGATTTGCAGAATGGTTTGATAGAAATCATTATCAAAAAATGGTATATAATCCAGAAATAAATAGATATGAGAAAAAATATTTTAGAATTAAAGTATGGAGTGTATCAAGACCAACTGACCCAAGATATTACAAAAAAACAGAAGTAATTAATCCTGCAACAAAAGAAAAAATAGAAGTATCTGGTGTTCCAGTTTCTAGATACACTATATCTAAAATTAAAGATAAATATAGAACAGGATATAATCCACAAACTAAAAAAGTTGAACTTAAAGTTGGAGTTCATATTAACAATAAAGGACAGTTTTTACCAAGAGAGTACAATCCTAGTTTAGAAAATTCAGCATATGATAATAAGTATATGAATGAAAAGTATTATAAATTAAATACTAATAGTTCTACTTATAAATTACTTCAAAAAGTTAAAGAAGAATTTCTAAAAATTCAAGAAGGATCAGGAGAATATGAAAAATTATATTTAGATCTTCCAAGATTTAGAAAAAGAACTAATCTTGAAAGAATTCAATCTGGTGATATACAAAGAAAGGGGGCTGCTTTTAAAGGAACATTGAAAGATGTTAAAGCCTCATTTAAAGCAGCAGAGGATGATCAAGACAAAGGTTTTAATGCTAATATTGATCCTTCATTTGTTCCTACGGATATGGATGGAAATCCAATATCAAGAATCCCAGTTCGTGGTCTATTTGCATTAGATGTTACTGAAACTTCTACAGATGTGTTAAGAGCACTTGGAGAATATATGTATTCAATAAATAAAACTAATGCACTTAAAAAAGATGAACCATTGTATTTAGCACTAAGAAATGTTTTATCTGATCCTAAAAATGCTGCTAAAAATATTAATCAAGCAAGTTCTACTCTTAGAAACTCTGGGTTAGGTGTAATGAGACTTCTACCTAAAAGTGAAAACCGTAAACTTAGACTTTTTAATGAAATACTTGAAAGAGAACTTTATGGTCAAGTAACTGATGATTTTCAACAAAATTTTAAATGGTTTGCAAAAGCTAGTGGAAAAATAATGGGTTTAGCAAGTTTATCTTTTTATGCTTTAGATGTTCAATCTGCAATGAAAAACAGATTTGGTATGACTGTGCAGAAAATGATTCTTGCAGCTGGAGGCAGATTTATTAATACTAAATCATTAGCTACTGGTAAAATAAAAGCAGTTAAAGCTATGACAGAACTTACAACTTCTGGAGTATATGAAAGAGGAGCTAAAAGTTTAAATATGCAAATGATGGATGCATTTGATTTAATACCTGGTAGAGCTCAATCTGATTTTGCACAATCTCTTACAAGAACTATCTTATCAGATGCTAGTAATGCAACATTTTTATATGATTTTAGAAGATGGGTTGCAAATGAAGCATCATTAGAAGTTGGATATGCAGTACTGGATTACCAAATGATAGAACAAAAAATGCCTAATGGTAAGTCTAGAATGATTCCATATTCAGAAGCTTTTGAAATAGGACCTGATAAATTATTAAAACTTAAAGATGGCATTAATCCTGAATATGGTATGACTCAAATTAAACATACTTATGTTGATGGAGAAACCTATGAAGATTTGGCTAAGATGTATAACACAACTGTAGAAAATCTTAAGGATTACAATAAAGTAGAAAACTTATCTGAGTTAGACCCTGGTACAGAAATAATAATTTCCAATGCTAAAGAATTTAAAAATATACGTAGAAGATTAGCTGGTATAAATAAAAAACTCAATGGATATATTATAAGTATTGATAATCCGTCATTAAGTAGAAACTTACTATATAAACTATTTACTTATTCACGTAACTATGCTACGGGAATGTTTTTACAAAGATTTCAATTTGATACAGATAAAGATAATTTCTTTGGAGAAGTATATGACTGGGATTTAGATACTACATCTAGAGGTTTTTATATTACAGGAACTATTGCAATTATTAATTTAATTAGAGACTTTCAAAAATATAAAGGAATAATGACTGCTGATGAAGTAGCAGCTGTTAAACAAATGATATTTGAATTTGCATATTTATTCTTACTTGCTGCTGCTATTTATTTTGTATTTGGGTATGATCCTGGTGATGAAGATAGATGGGAAAAATTAAAAGGAAGAGAAGAAGAATACGGTAAGGCTGGTTGGATGGCTAATCAAATTCTTTATCAATTAATTATGGTAAAAAGAGAAAATGAAACATTTATTCCTATACCAGGAGTAGGTTATGATGAATGGACTGAATATGTATCTACATCAACTATTGCTCTAGGACCTACACTTGAAGTTTATGAAGATCTTGCAGTAGATTTGTATCGTCTCTTAACAAACAGTGAAAAAGCATACTATAAACAAGATGTTGGTCCATATAAATGGCAAGAAAAAGGTTCTGCAAAAATATGGAATGATATAGGTAGAGTATTTGGTATTAAAGGTAAAAATGTTTCACCAGTATGGGCAATTAAAAAAGCTGAAATGGCTGAAAATCTTAAATAAAAAAAGGGGGTCATTAACCCCCTTTTCTTTTATGTAGTAGTTGTTGTTTGCTCTATTAAGTTTTTAATTGACCTTCTACCTTTTTCTCCTATTGGAATAGGATTTCCCTCTTCATCTATATGTACAAATGTAATATTTGTTTTTAAAACTAGAGACTGAACTCCAGTATAAACATTGTGTGCCCTTGCTTCCATATAAAGCATGACAGAAGTATTACCTACTTTACTAGGTTTACCATATATTTTAAGTAACTGACTCTCTCTTGCAGGTTTTTCAAAGTTACATTTATCAATACTTACTGTGACCATTCTAGGTGTATCACATAACTGCATAGCATAACCTGCAGCAGCTGCATCAATCCATGCTAATAATTTACCTCCAAAGAGATTACCGTGGAAGCCAAGATCTGACTTCTTAATGGGATGAGAATTTAAGAATTCCATTGATTAAAAAAGAATATTTGAAACAGTCTTCCTGTTTCTCTGTTGTGACCAAAGTAATCATTACCTGAGTGGATTAAACCACCATCAAAAATAACTAGTCTATTGAATACATTACCTACTGTATCCTGTCTCTCAAATGGAGTGGGATCTAGAAATGTATCTTTAGAAAATGCATTACCATTCTCACCCACTGACCAATCTATCTGAGAATTATGAAACACTTTTGATTTCTTATTTCTGTAGAAACTAGTCCCTGATTGAGGTGGAGCATCTGGAGTTAGATATATAACAGCAGCCCATTGTTGTGCATCACAGTGGAATACTTGTGGTACACCACCAATGCAACTCTGATATCTACCGTTAATACCTACATCATACCATCCATAACCATCATCTGTATGGTCTGCAATCTTTATCTGCATAATCTCTTCAAATCTTTCCTTAAGACCTTCAAATAAAAACTGCTGACGGGTTCTTTCACCCACAGCCCCTTCTCCTGGAAAGTATGTCTGAGCTAATGCATGTTCTCTTACAGCCATAGGATCTTCATAGAAGTCATCTACTACAAAGAATCTCTTACTTTGGTTTGGATTAATATTAAACATAACTATTTGATTTCTATAAATTTACTAAGATCTGGTCTAAAATAACCAGGTCCCTTCAAAATTTTTCCATCTTCACGAAGAATGGGTTTACCATCTTCTCCTAACTTACTCATATTACTTGCTTGTATCTCATTAAATACATCTTCTATAACATGTTGCATACCATGTTTAAGGATTGTACCACATAGAATATATAACTGATCACCAAGTGCATCAGCTATTTCTACTAATGAGTTCTTATGACATGCTTCTAGATATTCATCATTCTCTTCTTTCATTAAAGAGTGTCTGAGATTAAATTCATGTTCTTCTAATGGTCTTGGGTACTTACCATTCTCTTGCCCAAAGGCATTGTGGAATGTTTCCACAGCTTTCAATTGTTCTCTCATACTAACTTCCACAATATAAACATCCATCATCATCATCTAATTCTGGATTAGATTCAATCTTAGGATTAAGTTGTTTCTTAAGTTCATAAATCTGCTGCATAAGCTCTAAGTCCTGGAACATATCACCAGACAGCTTTGCTTTTAATTGTTCTATTTGTTCTTCTAGAGTTGCCATAAAACAAAGTTAAAAAAAAAGGGGATGACTAAAAAGCCACCCCCCTCTCTTTTGTGTATTATTGTTTACCCTTTTACAGGATCTTAGAAGAATGCTGCATCATCATCCTCATCATCTGAGAAATTAAATGCAAAATCATCTTCCATTTCTTTCTCAAATTGTGTATGATTTTCTGGAGTAGGCTCTAAAGATGCACTATGTGCATTTTCTCCTGTCCATTCTTGATCTTCAGCAATTTGAAATTCTTCTTTTTCTTGTTCTACATTCTCACTGATATCATCCATCCAGTCTTCATCCTCTGGGTCACTGTTGTGAACTTCAGGAATAACAGGAACTTCAAATGTGTTTCCAACTGGATCTGTATAGATAACTGTTTCTTCTATAGCTTCACTAGCACTTTCTTCAATTTCAAGGTCCTCAAGGATCTCAAGGTTCTCAAGGTCTGTTTTTGGTTCTAATTCTAATGAAGTTTCCTCAGCTTCTGTTCTCTCAATTTCAGTCAAAATATTAAGCTGATTTTCTGGTTGACCATAATTTTCAGTTAATGGATCTACCTCAGCTTCTATAACTGGTTGTGGTACTGAAGCTGCAGAAAAGTTATTAACACTTGATATAAAGTAATGTAATACTCTCTGGTCTTCCATCCAAGTTTTAGGATGTGAAGCCTGGAGTGCTGTAGTTACATAATTATAAAAAGCCCATAGACTACTTGAGTCTTCAAATACATGTGAAGGTTTACTCATTTCAGATCTTACCATACTAGCCTGCTCAGTAGATAGAATCTGGTATTCAGCAAATAAGATACCAAGAAGTTGAGCTTGTTTTCTCTTGTTCATCTTGATCTCTTTCATTGCATCTTTATCAGACTTTAACTGATCATAATACATCTGAGCATCTTTAAGTTGATCTTTAATTGTTGCTATCGTTTCTTCATCTGCTGTACCAGTATGTTTTCTGGACCAGCTTCCCATATCTCCGTGTACCATGAATGTACCCGCTTGGTTTACATAAGCACCAACCCCGCATTTAAATCTTACTTGCTTGTTGTAACTATTAGTCCAAGCAAACATCATAGATAACTCAGGGTCAGAATTATATTGTAGCACATGGATACCATGTGCAATTTGTCCATCAGCAGTTGCTCTGTATGTTTCAGAGACTACTTTAAAACCTGCATTAGCAAGTTCTGTATATACATAATCAATAACAGATTGATGACTAATTACTGTGTAAGTGTCACCATGTGTTGGTAAATCCACAGATACTAACTGTGCTTTTGTCCATTCCGTGATTTTCTTTGGCATTTTAAAATAAACTTAGTTGGTTATTAATAGGTTCTAAAGACCTTATTTCTTTATAGATATTCTCCAAATAGTATTTGAAGTTAATATCATATTCAGAAAAGTCTTTCTCTTCATAGTCAATCATAACAGTTTGCATCCATTTCCCGGCTTCTATCTGAATTTGTCTTCCATCAGAATTATTTTCTTTAATAATTTTAGAACCAGAATTAGATACAAAATATCTTATAGTATGTTGTAAAGGAGTAACTGAATGTTCCCCATCAACAATAGCATGTTGATAGAAACTCCAATCACCTTTAATCTTTACACCACCACAATAATCAAATATGTTTTGGTTTTGAGCTAGATAACTTTCAGGCTCAATACCATCTACAAAATAAGCATGTATTGCTTTAGGAATAATTAAGAAACTTTTGTTCTTATGTAGGGCCAGGTTATCATATTCAAACCTACCCTTGCATTTAGACTTACCATCTTCTGTAATAGCAATATAATTATTTACATCACCCAGAATGATCTTGCTATACTTATCATGCTCTAATTGAAGACTTGTAATATCTTCCCATCTCTTGCAGATATCCATATACTTATCTACATATTCTCTTGGGATCATTGTCTCAAGACCATCTGTATTTTGCATTAGTGGAATTGCATTAGGAATCTCTTCACAAATCATCTCATACAACATAGATAAACTTAGCTGACCATTAATAGTAATCCTCATAGTAAATTCAGGATCATACAAGAAACTATTCTCATCATTACTCAAACCATAGGTTGAATTAAGAATAATCTTATATACATAATTCTTGGGGTCTTTCTTAGGAATCTTCTTTCTCTCTTCAAAGAACCACTCATACAAGTCACAGAATTCTTCTTGTGGTAAATGTGCTGGAGCCCACTTATTTCTAATAGCTAAGTTAGGATAGAAACTAGTAACATCAGATGTCATAATTACCATATCATCATTAGCTTCATAGACCTTAGTAGATCTAGCACCATGAATACCACCAAGACCATAGTCAGTCTTAACTCCCTTATACTGTACTGAATATTTAAAACCTCCTTTAGTCTCTCCAGGATAGATAACTACTTCCTGGAACTTCTTTAGAAGATTTTGAAATGTTGCAGTTTTAAATTCAATATAAGGTAGAATAATATCTTTGACTGTAATCCTAGCTCTATGTGTCCGTGCTTGTCTGAGATCCCATTTCTTTACCTCAAGTTTCTGACTCAAGAAATGTAAGAATAACTCTTTAGAAATTCTTGGTTCAGATGCAGAATAGAGATTAATACCATACTCTGCTGTCAAGTTTCTTCTAAGATTAATCTGCTCTTTGCTGAGCTGCATAATCTGTTTAGTAGACTTAACATCATTAATACAATATTTAATAATCTCAGGAATCTGTTCTACTGTAATATGTTCAGTGTGACGGATTGGCATGTCAATAATATTTTTCCAATCCATTGTATACTGAATCCATTTGAGTGAACTCTTCTTAGCATTATTATCCCAGTGGTTTAGTTTGAATACATCTACCTGGTTAATTTGTAGATCTCTTGGACTAAACTCTAAGAACTCTCCTGAATTATGTTTCTCAATTACATTCTGTGCTTTACCATAAATCCATTTAGCAATTGTCTCTCCTGTGTTATGAATAACAGAGTCTTTGTTTCTTAGGATATACTCAGTAATCTGACTGTCAAACCCAAGACCATTAAAACTAACATGCCATTCTTCAGAACTAATATTCTCTTGGAGAAACTCTACTAGTTCTAGGATATCATTCTGGCTCTCATGAACCACAAAGATCTTCTGCTCTTCAGAATTTACAGCTTCAAATACTGCTATGAAACAATTACTAAGAGTTTCATAGTCCATTACCCAATGTGTTCTCATAAGCTTTATGTTCAGTTAAGCTGTTCCCCCTTCTATCCACAAAAAAAGGCAGCTATTGCTACCCTTTTCTGCTGTTAACCTTTAACATCAATTATGAATTGATAATGCTAAGATAATCAAAATCTGGATTAACTGCAATAAGATTAATAAATTCTTTAATAGAATCTACATTGCTGATATAATATTCTTGAAATACTTCAAGCTTATGTCTATCTTGTTTCATTCCTTTAGTACCTGTAATAGCTTGACCATACTCATCAAGTTTAGGAAGCATCTGTAATGTATTTCTCTTTGTTTTAGAAATTACTACAAATACTTTGCTCTCTGGGTCAAAGATACATTCTACATAGGGACAATTTGCCGTCATTGGGATTGTTCTAAAGCTTGGTTTACCATTCCATTCTGAGGCAACAAGCATCATATTTTTTTCCATACTGGTTTATTTTTACACAAATTAACTTATAATCTTTAAATTTTCCAAATTAGCTACTTCAATTAATAAAATTTCTTTTTCCATATTTGGTTTACTACATAACTCACCAACTGACTCAAGCATATTAATTGGTACATCTAGTAGTTCAGCATATTTTATAAAATATTTTTCAGGAAAAAGATAACTTTCAATATAAAAATAGTTTCCACTATTTTTTGCAAAGTATGTTAAAATTTTATTTTTTCTTTCTAAATTAATTTTACTATATTTTCCATTTATAAAATGGAACCAATCTTGTTCTAAATCAGAAAAATCAAAAGTAAATACAGCTGTTTCATCATCTACAATAATATAATCACAGAGTCTTGTATGCTTTAATAAAATATTTTTTTCAAATTGTCTATATTCAGCATCTGTTCTTATTTTGTAAACACAAATTAGCTTCATATCCTCAGGAGTATAAGATGTTCCCCAACCCAAATAGGTTTCTTGAGGAACAGTGCTTACCCCCCTTTTAATATCCAAGAGCGGATATAAAAATATCTTGGACTTTTGAAAATATTTCTTATAAATCCCAGTTATTGCCATAATTATAGTGTTACATTACCTAAAGCTAATTGATACGGTAAACTATATTCTTTGTTTTCATAGTGGTATCTTAATACATCTTCTATTTCATCAAATCTAGCTAACCACATCTCCATTGTTTCCATGCTAACTTGGTAAGGATACACTTGATTATACTTGTCAATTACAATGAATGTTACCATTATGTTCCATTCTGCTGAATCTTCAAGCTCTCTCAAGAACTCATACCAAGCCATTTTATAGTATATAGACGCTTGAATCCAGTACTTGTAATACTCTACAGACTCAGGAAAAGATGCAATATCTTTACCTGTTGTCTTTAAGTCATTGATAAACAAGGTCTTAGATGCATAATCTATAACTACATTATCTAGAATACCTTTAAAACCATATGGTAAATAATCCAAATCAACCTTGATTTCATGCTCACTAAATGTTTTAATGTGCTTGTCATCATCTGACTTATCTAGTTGTAAAAGTGTTCTAACTGCTTGATTGGACTTTAGTTCAATAACTGATTCTCTGCAGCCATTCAGAGTAACTTCATCTACTACAGTCTTATCAAGACTTTCTTTGAGAAAATTAAAATAATTTTTGTTTTCTTCCGTTAGTACTTTATCTAATCTTTGTTGATCAGTTTTAAGACTTTGGTAAAGATTTGCTGTGAGTAGTTGTGTAAGTATCTCTTGTAAGTAGTCTTCCAAAGATAAAGAATCATTTCCAACTGTACAATGATATTTGAAAATATTATCAATAATTTTTCTTTGGCTATCAGTTGGGAACTTACCCTGCATACTGATAAAATACTTGTCATAGTTCTCAGGTTCAAATAAAAGACAGTGTAAGACACGACCTGCTACCAGGTGCGTGTCTGTACTGTCTTCTCTTTGGTTGAGCACATAATGACTGTAAAACATTCTAGGTGAGAACAACAGCTTATTAATGCTACTGTAACTAAAATAGAATTTGTTTTTATAAAATAGTTCTAGTTCATCAGAACCAGTCAATGTCGGTAGACTCATTTGTTTCTATTTGATGGTTATTTGATACAAGTTCTGGCTCAGTTTCTACTACAGATTCAACTGTTTCTGGCTCAATGTTGAGCTCTATTACTGCAGGAGGATCTGGTAACATCTCTTTTTCTTCAGATTCAATTTCTTTTTCTGGAAGAACATTTAGTTCAGTTACAGTAATAGCTTGATTATTTTCATCATACTCTACAATACCGGAATATGGTTCATTTATAGCAGTTTCAACTGCAGGTGTAGGAACAAACTCTCTTACATTAAAAGTTTTACTCCAATAAATATTTCTAATAAACCAATCTATTCTCTCTTGAAGTAGAATATGTGTCCAATCTCTAGTAAGTAAACTAAGATCTATAAGCTTGCTAGCAACTCTATCTGGATCTAGATTTCCAATTTCTTTAACTGCCATATTAAAATAACTTACCATAGACTTAAAATTTACATGGTTTCTAGTATTGCAGGATGAGATTTTATGTTCAAATCCTTCAAGAAGTAGTAGAAGATACAAGGCACTATCTACATAATTAGAATTTGCCATAATCTCCATAGCCATGATATGATTATCCTGGTCAGAACTCTCAAACATCTTAACTAGTTGTTGATATACCTCAGCTGTAATAGTAACAGCATCATCACCATTAATTAGAGCAAGTAACTCTGATTCATCAAAAATTGGTTTGTTCTGAATACTATCAAGCATACTTCTATATTCATCTTCAACAAAATAAACACCAGAAGAATATTGTTCAGATATTTTAAATCCTGAACTAAGCATATGACTTTTTGTACTATACTCAAGGTATATTACATCTGGATTACATGCATCTACAGCGGTCTTATACTTATCTGTATAGTACATATCAAGTCCCTTATCGGTCTTTAACCACTCTACATATTTAGTAAACTCTTCAGTTTCAGCATTGTGCAACCAACGGTAACCTGTAATCTTATTTAAAGTTGCTTTACCTGAAATAATAACATTAGCTCTTTCAGGATCTCTAACTATTTTTACTCCAAGATCTAATGCTAGATCTCTAAGTTTAACCCTAGGAATATTAACTCCTGGCATTAAGTATATACTATCTCCTTGTGCGGGAACATATCCCTTATCTACTGTATAAATATCACTCCTATTCTTTGGTATACCATACAATAGTTCTACATCTAATGTATCATCGTTTTTGTTACAAATTATAATTTGTTCCATAATATAAAAATATAGGGGGCTGCTACACCCCCTGGTTAATTATTGAATTGCCATCTTTACTACTGCAGTATCTGCCATTAATGCAGAGAACTTAACTTTGTTACCATTTACAATCTCCTTGACCATATAATATCTCAAGTCATTTGTAAATCCATCAAACTCAGTAGTAACTTTAGCCAATCTATCAATCATAGCTTTAGGAACTACTCCCTTATCAGCTACAGTAAGTGCATAGTTAATTACACGTGTTGCAATTACACTAGACAAATCTGCACGGAAATCATCTCCTTCACCAACTGAAGCTAACAAAGCACCTTTTACATATACTTCATCTTTAGTTAGTAAATCTTCCGGAGAAATCATCTTATCAAGCTTGTTATTGATAAACATAGTAAACATGCTAGAGAAATCTGCACCAACAGAACCCTCACCAATCATCTGAACAAGAGGTAACTCATCTTCAAACTTTGGAATAGAACTGATAGCATTAAAGAAAGTAGTAATAGATCTTGGATTCACACGTTGTGTTACAAGTTCTGGATTCATCAACATAAAGTTGATACATCTACCATCAATACCTGCTTTCTCAGCCCACTTAGCCCATACATTGACATCATATTTCATCTCAACAGAAATAAATCTGGTCTTCTGAGCTACGTCAAGACTAGTAACATTATAGTCACCATTGTCTGGATTAGTAGTCAAAATAACATGCCAGTTCTTTGGAAGTTTCCAAGAGACATATTCTTGTCTATCTAGAATCTCCATAGTAGCTTGCATAAATCTGTGGTCAGCACGAGTATAGTCATCCAAGATTAGGAAACCACCCTCACTTTTACCCTGAATCCATTCAGGAGCAGCATGAGCCATTCTCTTATCTACAACAGTATAACCTGCTTTAAGAGCACCATTTACTTGAGCTTCAGTAATCCATCTTTGTTTACCTTCTTGATTCTTTACAAGAAATTCTTTTACAGGAAAACCAACAAGGTCACCTAATTCTTCTATCTGAGATAGATTAAGTTTTACTACATCCATACCAAGTTCTTTACCCAACTGCAAGATTGCAGAAGTTTTACCAAGACCGGCATCACCTTCAATATTAATTGCAACAGGAACTTTTCCTTCTGCTTGTATATGCTGATTATTCTTAACCATGTGACGGATGAAACCTTTCAACTCATCTACGTTCAATTGTACTGTGCTCATAATTTATAATTCTAATTTTATTACTTGACCTGGTAATTCTTCATTCATGTCTGATCTCTCTGACAAAACCCACAGAACTCTGCTTCTTGGTTTTACAGATGTATAACACTCACCGTCAGTAAAATACACCAGGCTAGTATATTTCTTAAGGTTTGCATTGTAATAGTCTAGGACGGGATCAAATTCAGTCCCACCTCTTCCATGTACTTTTAGATCATTTTTACCCTTATAAGGCTCAATAGACCGGATACTTGTATCACATTGTACTATAGTAATATCAACACCTGCTTTATGGATATGATGTATCTCATTCATAAACTCAGCAAGTTCATCATTACTTACAGATCCAGAAGTATCAATAGCCAATAACATATGTTGTTTCATCTTGATTTTAAGACCAGGATTCTCTTCATATCTACGGTTCTCTTTTCTTCTAATCTTCTTTGTAAAGATTTTAGTACTTGTGCCAGTGAATCTTCTAAGATATCCTTTCCAATCAAACTTGGGCTTGGTAAACTCTTCAACAACAATAAGTCCTTCAATCTCACCAGGAACATTACCACGTTTCTTAATGGTCTGTTCTTTAGCATCACTTAGAATCTTTTGTACTTGTTTCTCAATGAGTTTCTTCTCAGCTTCAGAAAGATCATTAAACTCTTCCCATGTAGAATGATCTGGTATGTCTCCATTTGCTATATCATCAAGCAATTGGTCCATACCCTGATTACCTGTACTACCTTTCTTTTCTTTCTCATCTTGAAGACGGAGAAGCTGGTCATAGTAATATCTACAACCAGCTTTTTTATCTAGATTGAGTTCTGCATAGTCATCAATATTGATACCTCCTTCTGGCAGCCAAGAGGCTTCAATATACTGATTAATCTCCATATCCATTGCAACATTTGCAAGTTTTTTGTTACTAAAAGAACCAAAACTTACAAGGTGTCCAAATGCAATATGAAGTAATTCATGTTTCAGTAAACCCATTTTATGATCATCACTTAGTCCAGTCCAGAATTCTTCATTAATGGCTAACTGATAATTAATATTGTGCTTACTTACACCTGCAGTAGGGAGATCTTTTCTCCATACTTTATTCAACATAATGAGAAAGAACCCATAATAGGGCTCTTTCAACATTAGTTCTTTACTTATTTTACTAAGGCTTTGTACTTTGTCCATCATCTTTGATTTTCACATCAATGCTTATTTGATTCATATCATACCCTATCTGACCCAACATACTTGTTAGATCTCTGACAAAGTTTTCTATGAACAGCTCAACCAAAAGCTTATCAGCTCCGTGTGTAGTTAATAATCCTAGTACTCTTGCACTAGATAGTGCTCCTATTTGTTCAGATATAACTGGCATAAGTACTTTATAAGATTTTGGTGCTTGTTTTTCCCATTCACCATGATCTCTTTTAGAATACTTATATAATACAATTAACTCCGGTGCAGTTAAACCACTACTTTCTATTGCCTGAAAAGCAATAACATGGTTATCTGCATCTGAAGAGTTAAACATAGAAATCAGATTGTTTAATTCAGCTTTACTAAGTTTCATTAGTCTTCAATTTTAAGTGTTTTAATCATCCATTCTGTGGGTTTGTTTATATTATCTACCCACTCTTTTGCACTTGGGATATATCCATTACAGTCTTCTTTTACATGCTGTTCTCCAATATATCTTACGTACACTTTCTTACCATCAGAGTTTTCAATTATTTGACCGAAGACTTTCTCACATTCAAATATTCCCTCACTATGGTGACGGAACATTCTATGTTTACTATGACCAATCCATGCTTTTGTAGCATCAAACCACTCATGAATCTCTAAATAATCTAACCAAGAACCACCAAACTTTCTAGCTGATGATTTTGCATGTTCTACAGGATGTGACATAATTATAAAGATTGATCAATTAAAGAACCATCATGATTAAATGTTTCCACTTCAGTGATTCTAATATTATTTTCTAATTGATACTTACCAGATGGTATTAGAATGCACATTGTACCATAGCCACCATCATTGTTCCACCAATCTTCTACATCATTCAAGATCTTTTCTTCAGCAAAATTTGAAATATCAGAACATAAACCTGAGTCAAGAACACTTAGATTTTGTGGTCCTGGATCCCATGGATTTAATGATTTAATTTCATCAAATGCATCTTCTTCATTTTCAGGTAGTTTATCTGTTGTATAAAGTACTTCCTCTATTGCTCCAGAGTCTCCACCGCCTTCATAACGTACTTGGATACCAGTCACACCAAGGTCAGCCAACTGAATCAGGAGGCTTGTCATCATTGTTTCATTCATAACTATTTAATTTTGTAAAACCTGCCAAGGATATTGGCATTTAAATATTCTTCTTTTTCTAGTACCTCTCTTGTAAATTGGTACTTAGTCTCATGATATGTTAGTTCTGTCTTAGAAAAACAGATTCTTACCATGAACCTTTTAATGGGAATTCCATTCTTATGTGCATCTTGTAGCACTTTATTGCTACTGTAATAATTCTGATAGTTAGGTTTTACCTGGATAGTATACTTCTTTGCACGTTTGTCTTCCATATTAGCAACAGCTCTCTTACCAAACTTCTTTTTAGTTGTGGAATAAAAGTTCTTCTTGCCAACATATCTAACAGACTTACCATCAATGATAGCTTCCATCTCATATATAAACCCAACGGCTCCTTCTGGGATCTTGCTATCATTAAATACTTCTCCTTTGTATAACCAACTCATACTGCTTGTTTTAGTAAAGATAATAATTTATCTCTAACAGCTTCAACACCATGATCTTTCACAGAATCTGATAGATCTTTAGACATGTCAAGATTAATAGATTTAATACCATACTTATCTTGATATCTTTTAGCAGCCTTAAGACCAGGTTCATCATTATCAAACAGTACAATTATAGAATTATACCGTTTACTAAGTGATTTGATGATAGACTCACCTATCATAGTATTCTCACTGTCTGGAGCAATGCATTCTATATTACCAATACCAAGTCTTCTAAAGCTCATAAGGTCTTTAAGAGAAGACACAATCAGTAAATACTTAGAATCATACTTCAGTTGATCCATACCTTGAGTATAGTTCTGGATCTTAATAAACTTTTTCTCAGGAACCTTTGGCATATAAATTTTATAGAGCTCACCATCTTCACGGAAATAACCATAAACATAGGGTCTAGAAAACTTATAGCTTGTAATAGAACCATCTGGTTCAGTCTTAGACATTGTAAAGAATTCCAATGGAACTACATTATACTGACTTAAGATACTAGAACCAATTTTAAATTGTGTCCAATACTTTTGGTCTAATGTATTCCAGTGTCTCATTTCAAAATCTACAACTTTGAACTTATCATAGAACTGTATAGGACCTCTTTCTACAGGTGCATTATGTTTTAAATACTCCTGATAATCACTTAATATGCGTGAAATAGACTTAATTCTAGTATCATATTGAAATAAATACTTAACAAGTTCTATTTGGTCACCCTGAAATCCTGAAGAAAAATCCTTGAACTTATACTTACCATTATCTTGATAAACAAACATGCTAGGCACTTTATCTTTAACATTAAATGCAGATAGCATCTTTATGTTCTGTCCTGTAAGTTTTTCTCTTAAGTTCAAATAATACTCAAATACCCATTCTTTAGGTACTTCATCTAAATCAGATATAATATTCCTTGTTAAAATCATAACCAATAAAATATAAAGGGGGAGCCCTTGATTTCAGTTGAAATGTTATTAACTAAAAACTCCCCCTTTAAAAAGAGTAAGTATTAGTCTAAACTAAAATCAGAAGATGTCTTTGAACTCTGAAAAACATCATCATCCCCAAAAGATTTAACTTCTTTAACTTCTAATTTCTTAAGATGTTTAGTTTCATCATAAGGAATAACTACACCACCCTCAATAGCACCAAAGGCATATTTCTTACCTTCAGCTTTTGGAAGCCACATGTCATAATTAGTATAACCTGTCTTGCCTTCATATTCTTTACCAGCAACACAGAATTCTAAGAACTTACCTCTAAAGTCTGCAGTATCATTGAATGCTTTAACAAAGTCTTCAATTGTTTCATGCTGACCATCTTGTTCAAGAAACCATGAGTCAAGTTCCATAGCATGAGCCAAAGTCCTTAAGAAAATCAAAATAGATCTATCTCTCTGAATTTTAATACCAGATTTAGTTTCACCATCTGCAAATGCATATTGACTTGCTTTAACTCTACCAATCTGACCCTCATATCTTCCTTTGCTTTCATCATCTTTGTCAATAAGAAAACCTTCAAAACCTTCAATAGGTTGAGTTTCTACATGTAACATAAGATGATATGCACCATCAATAAATCTAAAATCTTCTAGCTCAATGCTATTAATTTTTAATACATGATTACCTGGGGTAATTGTTTTTGGTAGTCCTGAGCCTCCTGTGCCCAAATCAGTTGTGCTTAATGCCATTTTTCTTAAAATTTAATTGTTAAATAAAAACTTTGTCCCAGTGAAATTCTAACTCACCAGATTCATTCATCTCTGTTACCACTATTTCTTCATTACGTAAGTGTTCAGGTCTTGCACCGCAAGTTACCTCTTCACTTGTTTTAAATGACAAAATAGTTTTGTTTCCTTTTCTATACATATAACCTATTGCATCTGCGTTAGCACAGATCAAAGACTTAATCTTACCTGTCAAATCAATGTTTGCAGCAAGAACCATCTCACCTTTATCATCTACCTGTTTGTCTTTAATGTGACCAGATAGAATAATATGGGGTGCTAATGTATCAATAAAATCTAAAACTTGAAAGAAAGCTTGTCTTAAATATAAATATCCTGCACCATTTGGTAAGGATAAGACATTATCTCCATCATAGTTTTTACCCATGCTTGTAGCACGGTAAAGTTTAATTGCAAGAGGCATAACCATATCTTCTAATGCAGTTACAGTATCTATTGTAACATACTTGTATGGATTACCTGCTGCTTTGATTGCTTTTCCTGCATCTAACAACTCTTGTAAAGAACCAATCTTTACTTTGAGTGCTTCTACATAATCAGCACCATTCTCTAAATCAAGAATTAAATTGTCTTCAAGACCAGCAAATGCTGTAGTCTTACCAGTCTTTGGCTTTGAATAAATAATTAATCTCTTTGGATTAACTCTCTCAGCTTTGACTTTCTTAGTTGGAAGTACTATACTCATATCACTTTAATTTTTGTGCTAGTTTTTGAAAGTCTCCAGCTATTCTTAAAAGTATATCAGATGCAGACTCATCAATAGATAAATCTTCTTTAGTATCTTTAAGTTTTGGAATATACTGTTCTTCAAAATCTGGAAATACTGATAAAGTAACTTGTTCTTTAGGAGCTTCAGCTTTTCTTTTCTCATAAAGATTATAAGTAATCTCTTCACCATCAGGCATAATAACCATTAATTCAGATATTGGAACTATATAAGCTTGATATGATTCACCTGCTGTATTTGTACCATCCCTAACATCATATTCTTCTGAATAATAAGGATTGAATTTACATTTAAAAAGAGGTCTGTCATCATAGGCAGGTTCAATGTTTTTGTCTCTACCAGATTCATCTCTAACAATATCAATGAATTCAATATAGACATCCTCACCTCTCTTTAATTCACTTTCAAATAACTGAACCTGTTTGCCATACTTACCTTTCTGAAAGAAAGCAGTTTTTAGGACAAAATAAGGATCAGAAATTTGAGCTTTTCTAAACTTATCAGCTTGATAAGCAAAGAACTCTTTTTCTTTTTCTTTTCTGGTCATAATTATAATTTAATTTTAGTTGCTTGTGGAGGTGTTTCTATTTCAACTATCCTCATGTTTTCTCTATCTAGCTTAAAGAAGCTTAACCTAGTTGTTCCATTCCTGGATTTTAAGAAGTGAAATGCAAGAAGATCTTCATCATTCACTATAAATCTTTCAGGACCATAGAACCTAATCTTTCTGATAGAAGGTTTATTAATACCAAGTACTACATCAGCATGTTGTAATAGAGCATCTGCTCCAAATAAATCAGAATCTAATACATAATTACCATAGTCACCATCTTTGGATCTCTCCGGATTATCTATATTTCTATTCAACTGACTCAATATAAGAAATGCCACAGGATAGTGTTTTTTCATATATGTCATGGCTTCACCAAGAGCATATAGTACTTCAAACTTATCTCTCTGACCTTTTCCTACTTTAAGTAAAGCTGAGTGGTCAATAGTAACCAGAGCATTTGTGTAGTTACCTGCATCATCCTTATGTGCTTCCATATAATAATGTATAGTAGCACACATTTCATCAACAGTACACGGATCATATACTACATCTATGACATCAGTATTTTCTGTTTGTTCATAATACTGCACACACCTTAGGTATAGATCCTTATCCACAGGTTCACCCTTGCTCATTAATGTATTGTAATCAGAACCTGTATTCAGACTCAGCTTTCTGATACCATTGGTCTCATCAAGCATTTCAAACTGGAACTTAAGGACTCTAAACTTATGGTCTTTATTCTCTTCAATAATATCAGAAATTAACTGTTCCATAAATAAAGTCTTACCTGTTCCTGGTCTAGCACCAACTACGGTGATAGTTCTCCATTCCAATCCATCACAGAAGGCATCATTAAACTTGGGCCATGAACTTTTGAGGGATTTGAGTTCACCAGATCTCCTAGCCTTCATCTTAAGGATAGCTTTTCTTAGAGCATCTCTCTCACTCACAGGCTTCAGAGCCCGGGCACCGTTAAATAATTCTGCCATAATTAAGGATTTTATTCTTGTAGTTTAAGTTTTATGTCATTATATGCATAATGAGAAAAACCTACTATAAACTCAATTGCTAAGAACTGTAGAAAGTTCATATCAATTAGAGCTGTTTTAACTAGTAGCCAAGATAGAATACTACCTACACATGCTACTATAAACATTTTAAATCTAATCATACTATATTCTCTTTAAAAAATACTGTTTGTTGATAATCATCTCTTAAAATCATATCACAATAAGTTGCTAGAGTAGAATCCCAGGTTTTATCTGTATTCTGTTTTCTAATAAAATATTGTGAGTTTCTCATGTAGTTGTATTTAGTTATAGAATACTCCTCTACATATAACTCAGTAGCTTGAATAACTGTATCCCAAGTATAATCAAATTCCTGAAAGAACCATCTAAATGCATTTTCTAAACTCTTTACATTAACTCTTGCATAAACACCACTTGGCAACTTGGTTGCTGGAAATAGTTCATTATAAGTTTTAATGTTCTCTAGGAAACTATCACCCATAAGGGCTTTAGATGTTTTCTTCTTAGATTTCTTGAAATAGCCTTCAATTTCTTGTATAAATTTAAGGGTATTACCTGATAATTCCAAATTTTCTGTAAGGTAATTACCTGATTTTAATCTAGAAACTTCTAGAGAAGCATTAACTGATTTATCAGGTACAACTTTATTATACATACAGTACAATACATAAAAAGAATTAGGTGTTAAACCTGCTTTAATTAGTTTATTAAATACTTCTTGCATTACCAGTGAATTGTGTAATTATACAAATGTTTAACAGTAGTCTGTACATCTTGAAAGACTCCTTTAGAATCCCATTTACTACCATTATAAGCAGCACTTGCAGGATGTGAGACTATAAATTTAGTACAATTTTCTCCACATACCTCTACCCACTCTTGAGATTTTTTACCCATATAAACATAAACTAGTCCAGGACAAAAGTTTTTGAGATAGTCAAATACATATGCAACAAATGGAGCCCACAGTTCATAATGCTTACCAATCTTACCAACTTCAGTTGTAAGAGCTGTATTAAGCATAAGTATACCCTGTCGGGACCATTTTGATAGATCCAGTGGTCTTTCATATCCGTCTGGGTATAATTTTTCAACTTCATTAAGAATAAACTTTAAAGAAGGCTGTTCTTTTTGAGACTTACTACAACTAAATGCAATACCATCTGCTACACCTAATGTAGGATAAGGATCTTGTCCAACCATTACAACTTTTAAATCATCATAAGGACATTCCTCAAATGCTCTAAATAAGTCTTTAAGCACCGGAGTAAATCTTTGCCCACTATTAGACATATTGTATAAATCAGTTAGAATCTTTTCAAATTCTAAACTAAATATAAATGGTTTAAGAACTCTTCCCCAACCACTAGGTTCAAGTTTATTAAATATTTTTTGTTTATATTCTTCAATATCAATCATATTAATGTATATTTGTTAAAAGTAATTACAATGGCCACAGTAAAAGAATTAAAAGATGATGCATTAGTTGAAATTAAAATCAATAAATCATTTTACTATATGCTTAAAAATACCCTATATAATTTATTTGTAAATATTAAAGGGGATAAACCAGAAGAAAAAGAAGAATACATAAAAGAAATTATGTCTAAATCTTATTCTGAATTATCTGAAGAGCAAAAATCTTTTTTTACAGTTACTCTTGCTATTCTTGAAGTTGAAAGAGTAGCTCAAGAACAAAATCTTTTTGAAGAAAAAGAAATTACTCTTCCTAAAGATATTAAGAAAGATTAATATTAAACTCCTTACCAATTTCTATACAAGCTTCAATAGCTAGTATTAACTGACTCTTACTACAGTCTCCAAAAGACTTACAGTATTCCATGCCATCATCATCAAAACAGAGACCGGCATGTTTCTTTACAATTACTTTCATCTCACTAAAAGTATATCCTGATTCCTTTGCCAGTTCACGGATACAAGCATGCACTTTAGCAATCTGTGCAGCAGATTTATCATTAGAAGAAAGGTCCATAAATACTTCTATTTCCTGTCCTTCAGAAAGTTTATCAAGAAAAATCTGGTAATTTAATTTGGATTTGTCATCTGGATAAACTAACTTCCCGGCACGTTTCACTAATTTTGAAGTAAACATAAGCTGATTTTTTAGTATATTATTAATAGATATGGCAGTAACAAAAAACTCAAGTCATCCACAAAAAGATACTGAAATCATTCTAGAGTATCTAGAAAAATTCCCAGAAGCACCTTCTAAAACTCTTGCTAGAAAAATCTATTCAGAAAATACATTTCTTAGGTCTCTTGAGAGTGTCTATAGTAAAGTTAGGTATTACCGTGGACAATGTGGTACAAAACATAGAAAAGATTTAAAGAATAAAAAATTCCAGAAAGAACTTAAAGTAGAATTTACTATGAAAGAAAAATTCTTACCAGAGTCTTATGCTAACAGGCGTGATACTTTTATATTTCCAACAGGGTGCAATACACTAGGAGTTATTGGAGACCTGCACATACCATATCAAGATAATGATGCTATTGAAGCAGCATTTGCAGAAATGGAAGAACAGAACATTGAATCTCTATTCATTAATGGTGACATGTTGGACTTCTATCAGCTCTCATTTCATGAAAAAGATCCAAGAATGGTTCATTTCAAACAAGAAATAGAAGCTGGTAGACAGTTTCTTGAATACTGTAGATACAGATTCCCAGGAATTCCAATTTACTTTATACCAGGTAACCATGAAAATAGATTTGAAAGATACCTTAGAGTTAAGGCATCTGAACTATTAGACATGGATGAGTTCAGACTAGATGTACTTCTACATGTAGCTGAATATGGTGTACAGTATATTCCATTTAGATCTAAAGTTGTCTTTGGTGACTTCCTTATAGAACATGGAGATAAAATCCCAGGTGCAGGTGGTGTAGTACCAGCCCGCACTGCTCTAATGAGACTAAAAACTAATTGTCTTATAAATCACTTTCACAAAACTAGTTCTAGTTCACAAAGAGTTTATGGTCCAGGAGAGTCTACAACTATCCGTGGATATAGTCTTGGATGCTTATGTGAACTAACACCAGAATATTTAGAAATAAATGAATGGAACCATGGATTTGCTATTCTAAAAAGAAATGGTAACTTAGTACAAGTTAACAATTATAAAATAGAAGGTAATCAAATAGTATAATGTTTCTACCAATTGAATTTCAAGACTCTGATGGTCCATACTTTGAACACTTAAATGTTGTTCATATAACAAGAATTTCCTTCATTAATCCTAGAAACCCTGATGCTGGTGCAAGAATACACCTAAGAACAGGTGAAGTCTTATCTACTAAAATGCCTTTTGATCAGCTATCCCAAGCTATTGATGAAGCTTGGGAATCTGCATCTGCTCTTGTACTAAGTACTCTTCTATCTGAAAAAGCACAACTTATACCCTCTGGTAGCCTACAGTCTGGAGAAAAGAAAGTAATTCTTGGGGACTCTGAAGTCTAAAATTATCAGGCCAATCTAAGTTCATAACATACCAATTACCATCTTGTACTCTATCACTGTCTACTGAACAAAGGGTTAAATTTTCAAATATTTCTAATGTGTAATAGAAATAATCATATCCATTTTGACTCTCTAAGTCATTGACTTCCACTTTGTTAAAGCCAAGATTTGTTAAATCACTTTCTGTCATATGTTAATTGTTTAGCAATCTTCTTAGCTAAGTAAGGAGTGCATTTATATTTGTACATCACATAACCTGCAATAATCCTAGGATTGTTTACTTTAATGTCTGTATACTCTAATCTCATTGCTTTCACTATGTGATCTACTATTACATTTGCCATTATTTAGCTGCCATTGTTTGCATGAATATTTCATGGTTGAGTATCTCATGTGCATAGTTCTTAGCAACTTTCCAGTATGCTTGGTTTACTTTGCTATACTCACCATGCTCTTCTAATCTGAGTTTTCTAAAGTTCTTGATGGATAATGTAACCATATGAAGATTATCTTGGTCTTCAGACTCAAGCATATGTATCATATTTTTTATCTCAACATCATTTATATAACCCATGTGTTTTAGCAACTGCAGTTCTGCCATATATACAAATGGTCGGAACATACCTGCTTTACTACCTTTATGGTACATATACCATAGATAATGTAGATTCTGATCTACACCATCTGTAATGTTATAATGCTCTTCTGCAATCTGTGCAGAGAGTGATTCCATTTCTCTTCTAATATCTTTTTCCATCTTAAAACATGTACCTAATTGTATTCCACGGAAGTATTCCAGTGTGAATCTGTCTAAACTGATCAATGTATTGAGCTTTTCTTTTGTGCTCATACCTAACATTACTCCCTCCATATTGGGAAATCTTAGCTTCTTGAATCTCAGGAGTCCAAAGAAATTCTTCACCAGGGATTTTATGTTCCACATTGTACTTGTGTTTTGCTTCATTATGTGTTAAAAAAATTACCTCAGCTTTAACTCTATCATCAGCCCAACCATTTAATTTTGCTACTCTGTCTATAAGATTAAATAAAGACATGTAGCTCTGTAGCCAATTATCATGTACAATGACAGGACTAAAGTTCAAATGAACTTCATATCCTGCATTTAGAAAAAGCTTCACAGCAAAAAGTCTGTCATATATATCTGCAGTATTAGGTTCTAGTATTCTTTGTAACTCTACAGGCATTATACTAAATCTAATTCTGATTTTACCTTCAGGATTAAAATCTAGTAGATCCTTATTAACACACTTAGTAGCAAATGAACCCATAGCAAGTGGATGATCTCTAAAGAACTTAAAGATAGTCTTCCAATCATGATACTTAGCATGCAGAGCAAAGTCTTCATTACAAGAGATATCATATGTAATATACTCTCCTGTCTGATTTGGTTTGTCTACAGTAGCAAAGAATGCATGTGAATTTATTTCTGTCAGGATATCCGTGGTATTTGTTGCCACAGTTAGTCCTTCCGGTTTATTCCTCTTCATATAACAGTAACTACAGTTATACAAACAGCCATGACCAAAAGACGGAGCAATAAAGTCTGTGCTCCGTCCTGAGGGTCTAATAATCATACTCTTTCTTACAACCTCTTCTACAACACTCATAATCTCTTAATCCGTTGCACTTTTCCTAACACTTCTGTAGAAAAGGTTATTTTAGAAAGTTAATATATGCTTGTGCAGATCTTTTTGTAATGTGCACAGAATCACTTCCTGATTTATTCTTTGCAGTTTTCCAGAAGAAACATAATACTCTCTTCTTCACAACATACCTGGTCTCATAACCATATTGCTCTTCTACAATTTTGTAGTTCTTTTTATTTACACTCATAACTTAAAATATATAATTAAACAATATATAACCAAAGCCAATTCCGGCTGAAAAGTAAACAAGATTGTTTACCCATTTAGGATAATTTTCCATCATAGATCAAATATAAAGTGTATAATCAGACCCAATGATACTACAGTAATTAATATCATTGTGCCTATAGCTGCTAGGTATTCTTTGTCTTTTCTGTCTTTCATTTTATTCTGATTTATCATTTCTATTAACTATATGTGGTAATTTTTACCCCTTTTCCTTTTTAGTTCGTGTTTTACTATTTCAAAAACTTTATAGGATTCCTCTTCTGCCCATGTAATTATATCTTCTTCATCATCATGCATGTCAAAAGATTGATGCATTAACTCATGCATTATAAGACCAAAGGTTTCTATATCTGTTGTACATCTTGTAAGATTAATGTACACAAATTTAGGGTCACCTTTTTCATAAATACCATCTTCTTGTGGTGCATAATTACACCACCCTGCTATATAAGCACTATCTGGAGTATTATGGTATGCATTACATTCTACAAGAGATAGTCCATGCATTTCATCTACATTATAATAAGTAAATACATCACAAGGATTATAACTTAATAAAAGTATATAAGCTCCCCTAATTATTGTTATCATTCTTTGAGTCTTTGTAATCAATAATAAAACCAATTGCCACAATTATATTCATACCAAAGGACATTATAATCTCATGTATATCTTCATAAACTGTTGTCATTAGATGTACATGACCTACCATCCAAAAAGGTATGGACAAGTTTTGGCTTATCCATACCACTGTGTATTTAATAAAATGTTTCATTAGTCACCTTCTTCATTATTCACCCTTAAGAATGATTTTAGTTTCTGCTCTTTTAAATTGGTTGTCCCAATATTCTTTAGTTTGAGCAGCCTTTGTAATCTCTCTTGGGTTCTCTTGTTTAATCTTGAAAACTCTAATTTTCTCTTGTTCTCTCTCATACTCTTGCCAGTTATAGATTCTTAACTCTTTCATTCTTGCTACATCTGCAATAGTAAGTTCTTCTGGAATCTTGCCATCATTGGCTTCCATGATTTCCATATAATACTCTTTCATTCTTCCCATAACTTCATAGATTTTTTAAGTAAAGTTTTAATTGTTGTAGATATCTTATCATCTCCCATAACATCACCATATGCTTTTATTTTTTTATATGTCTTGATGTCAAGGGATAAAACTACTGTAGTTCCTCTTCTTAATTTGTTTGCTGAAGAAGGAAAGTCATAGGGAAACCTTTGAATAAACTCACAAGCATTTGCTGTAAAAGTAATATCATTATAACTTAATAAGTTATAAGCATGTGCTTTACTTGCACGTACAGTAGAATCATCTATATTAAATAGATCTGCTATGTACTGTGATCTCTTACCATACTTATAATGTAATAGTCCAATTAAATAGTTTCTCTTATCAAGATACCCTCTCTCACGTTTCTTCTTAGATGTTCTATTTTGAGCAGCTAAGATCCGACATTCTTCAAGAATATCTTCTAATTTATAATCTTCCATAATTTTTAAATTAAATCTAGATCAGCTTCTAATACTTCTGGTTCTTCTTCTTGTAGTTCATAAACTCTTAGGTCTAATGGAATGAACCTATCTGCATCATAGTACTCATAGGGAAAACAATCAGCAGACATTTGTACTTCTTTAAGAAGTACTCCATGTTTACCATTCTGTAATCCCATTTGTACTATTTTAATAATAGTATATACTTCACCTTCTTTTATCCACTGTTCTACAGGGACTTTAGCAGGTTTATTAGTACTATCAATGCATATCACCCTCATAAGGTTCCATTTTAACTTTTAAATCTACTTTCTCAAGGAATTCTCTCATAGTTTCAATTTGTGCCCAACAACCATATTTTATTGTACACTGACCAGCTAGATCAGCTACAAGTGCACACTGTTCTGCTTGTATTGGTTCATGACCACAGAATTTAATGAGACAAGCTATAACATAATCTATACTATGTTCATCATCATTAAATAGTATTAACTTATGATCTTCAGGTAGTTCCATAACTGCTAATTTACAATTTTACTCCGTAATCTTTCCAAATAATCTTACTCTCATCAAAAGACTCTAGTGCTTCTTTAACCCATCTTTCATCTACAGTACCCTTATAACATAGTATATGTACAATAGCTTTTTCATCAGGATTAAGTCTCAAAAGTCTTCCAATTCTCTGACTTGCTTTTCTTTCATTACCATAAGCATGCATAATAATACCTTGTCTTAATTGAGGAATATTAACACCTTCATTTAACTGTAGTACACATGATAGCTTATTAATTCTACCTTCTTTAAATGCAATAAGATTATCTTCAGAATTACTATTACCACTATGATAACTAAATCTGCAAAGTCTGTCAGCCTGTTCTTGAGTATTAGCAAACACAATACACTTAGTATTAATGCTTTCCATTAATTTTTTAGTGTATTTTTCTTTACTTGGATACTCCATCATGGCCTTCATTCTCATTACTCTTAGCATCTGAATGGGACCTTGACCCATATCTATTCTACCACCCCAGTACTGATAATTCAATTTTTCTGAAGTAACAAAAGATTTAGTCTTCATATCTACTTGATAGTTCTTTGCTTCATCTAACTTAAGCTCATGTACAATAATTTGGTAATCATTAATGATTCCATTATCAATTGCATCATCAGCTTTAAAGGTATAGACTACAGGACAGAACTGTGCTACCATTATTCCCTTCTCAGAGCTTTTATGTTTAGGTGGTGTACCTGTTAAACCCAGGATCCCACCTTTGTACAGATCAAGAAAAACTCTATGAGAGTCAAGAAGTGAATGGCACTCATCAAGATAGATATAGTCATACTCATTTGGATCACGTTTAGGTAGACCAATATAGGTAGAAAAAGTAATTCTTTTTAGCAAATCTTCTTTACCAAATTTTACAGCATCATCAGACCAGGACTGAAAAATAGATTTCTTAGGAGCTACTACTAATACGTTGTGTAGCTCATTAGTATTATTTTCAATATGTAATAGCCCAACAAGAGTCTTACCAACTCCTGTTCCTAATACTACTGAACACCTTCTTCTTCCTTCAGTTGCCTTTAATGCTTCTTCTTGAATCTCTTCTCTTGTCATTTTTCAAGTGCTTTTTGTTCTGCTCTCATTTTAAGTTTAACATCAGTTGCAATATGATCTTTAACTATAAATGATTTTTCATTTAATTTAACTAACCAACTATTTGGTAACCAAATTTGTATTCTAGGTATAATCTCAAATAGAGTTGCTTTATCTGTTTTCTTTACAATTCTTTTAAAAGAAAACTTACTATACCCTTGTTCATAATAACGTCTCATTATAACTATTTTAAATAACCAAGTATTCTAGCCTCTTCAGGATGTTCATGAACCCAATTGTGACAAACTCTACAAGTAGCTTTCCAGGTAGATTGAACTAAATAGAAAGCATCTCTGTTGGAACCGGCATATGTATGGTGTACATCAGTAGCACCATTCATACAACCGGCAACAGAGATCTGACATATTGGATTCTCAGTAAGAAACCTTTCTCTTAACTTAAGATACTCAGCATCCTTCTTCTTTCTTTTAGAAGAAACCTGAGGGACTACAGAACGTTTGGTTGGTTTCTGTGAAATCTCTTTACTATTGTGGCAACTCCAGCAAAGTTTACAGTATCTGAATCCCTCATGGTTCTTCCATATTTGTGATAGTTTGCCACAACCATCACATTCTTTTAGTTTAACCTTTATCATTTTTAAGTCTTGGTAGTGCTAATGGAGCATCTTTTAAATCCAAAAAGTTTTTTGGTAAGATTCCTTCAGCAATAAAGATAGTAATAATATCTTTCTTTTCAATACCTAAATCTTTAAAAGTTAAAGTGTTCTTGAACTTCTCATCTGTCTCATTATCAGCCAATAAGAACTGTGTAATTGGACTTTTTGGAAACAATTTCTCAAAGATTAAGTTAGAATATTTAATGGTTACTTGCTGTTTAAACTTATTAAGTGTAACTTGAGCACGTTTGTAAACATTAATTATTCTCTGTTTTTTCTTACTACACATTGTAGCAAGTTCTTTCTCTGTAAGTGCACTCAGACCATAGAGTGCTCTCTTATAGAGGTAATTCTGATAGGCAGTATAACCATCAGATTCATATTGTACATAGGTTTTACCTGCATACAATTGGTAATCTCTTACCTGTTTTTTAAGCTTTTCCATAATATACATTTTTAAAATCATAAAAAAAGGGGCCATTTTTTTGACCCCTTTTATTAACTAACAAATCTAATTAAATATCAAATTCTTCTCCTTGTGCAGATTTAACTGCATTAGAATTTGTAACCTTAGAAGCATCATAAGCAGCACGTAATTCATCAACATTATCATGTTGAATAAATGTATCTTGTCCGTTAGATGATACAGAATAATAAGTTCTACGGTAAATAGGATTACCTTCAAATTTACATACAATACCTGTGTCACCTGCTATTTTAAGGTCACGTTCAGGGTTTTTAGAATTAAATGGTTCAAGTGATTCTTTAATTAGAATGTTACCAGGTAATTCTTGACCCATATAAAAGTTCATTTGCTCTAATTCATCTACAGTACTGTGAATTAATGTGCTAATTACTTTTCTTTTTAAGAAATTATTATCATCAATAATACTTCTTACTTGTTCTAATCTTACATAACCGTATTCTGAGTTATCAGAAACAACAATAACAGATTTAGTTGCTGAATCACCAGCAACGGTAACTTTTGAATTCATAATTTTAAGTGATTAATAAGTAAATAATAAATAGATTGTGAGTAGGAAATACTATAAGCTTATCTACTCAAATAAGCTTAAGTTTTATTGCAAAGCAATATTATACATCTAGGTTTTCTGTTAAATCAATGATGTCATCAAATGAAACACTGTCATCCGGAATGTTATCTAACTCTTCATCTGATGAAACATAATCAAAATCATATTTTTTATTTTGTTTAGTTTCTACTGCAGATGCAAAAAATGGATCAACTAAATGTTCCCCAAAATCAATAGACATCAAATATTGTATATCTAAATCAGTAAGTTCAAGATATTGATCAATAGTTATACTAATGACTTTTCCGTTAGGTAATTGATATAACATTATTTACTTTGAGTAAATATACGTTATTATATTACTTAAGTTTGTATAGTTAAAATAAAAATATTTAACTATATAGCTAAACAAGAATAAAGGGGCCCGAAGACCCCTGTTTATTCTTTGGTCAGGAAAAGCATATCAACAGATATACTATCTTAAAACTCTTCAATTACTGCTATAATATCTTTATAACTAATGAATCCAGACTCTTCATATTTATTACCATTCTCATCTACATTAGTAAACTTGACGTAATAAGTAGTAGAATCATGAAATCCCCTAAATTCTTTGATTACTGCAATACAGTTACCATTTTCATCAAGAAGACCATGTTCTTTCATTAGTTCTTGTCTAACTTTATAGGTAATACCAACTGGTGAAACTTTAATAAGTGTACCTTCAGGTAATACTGTAGGTGCTATATCTCCAAGATAGGTCTTAAAGAATATATTAGATGCTTCACTAGAGTAACCAATATGATTTGATAGAAATTTAGCTATCTCATCTGCATTTGTATGTTTGATAATACCTTTCAGAGCATTATACAAATCAGTTTCTGTAAGTTCTAATTGAATCTTAGTCATTTATCCTCCTATAATCTCTAATCTTGTTCAACAATTGGTCATTAAAATTTGTAAACCATTTCTGACCACCAATTTTTGTTCCCACACTGGGTGTACCTACAATCTCAGAAGAAACTATTTTTGCACCCATTTTTACGGGATTACCATCATTATCTTTAAGGTCAATATCCATATTGAACCCTAAAACTGAATCAATAGTTTTCATTATCTAAGTGTCTTCTAAATAATTGATAAATACTATCACCAGTTTGTATTTCTGAATATCTCTCAAATACAATTGTAGCTACTATAACTTCATTAATGTGTTTACATCTTTCAACAATGTATTGATAAGACTGGTGTTTTTTCTCAGCAATTCTATATGCTTCTTGACAAAACTTGACAATCTCATTTCTACGTTCATCAATGATACCTAGAGTAGTCCACATATCATCTGTTGTATCATCAATGATGCACAACTTGAGCTCTGATGAGCTCTCTAATCTTTTCTTTCTGTTAAATAGTTTTCCTAACCACTTCATAATCAGACTTTTAAGTTAATAATAAAATAATAAAAAACCCCTATTTCTAGGGGCTCTGGTAGTTCCACCAGGACTCGAACCTGGAATAGAAGCTTAGAAGGCTACTGTTATATCCCTTTAACTATGGAACTATAACTACTATGATAATACCATATAAACAAACATAGCAGTAGCAAATATAATAAATCCTAACAACATCCAACGGAGTGGTAGCATTCTTTCTCTAAACTCTAGTTCTTCAATCTCTCTATCAATCATATACTCAGTAAACTGTATATCATTTAAATAGTGAGCCTTTACATCTGGATCCATTTCTGAATGATGTAGTTCTGCTTCTTCCCATTTACAGCTCTCTTTTTTCTGTAATAATCTCTTGATGTATGCTTTCCTTGACAATAACATAACTACTAAATTAAATCAAGATTAGCAGAACTATTATCTGCAATAAATAAATCTAACAAAGCTGCTTTTTGCTCCATTAGTCTTTCTATCTTAGCATCAAGTTTTAGATCATTAAGATCTCTAATAAAAGAGCTCACTTGACCAAGTTGGATAAAACCTTCAAGAGCTCTACCAAATTTACCATTATCCCAATTAATAACAGTAGGATATTTTGTGTTAAGTTTCAAAGCTTGACTTTGAGATATCTTAACATTAAGTTTTACAAGGATAACACCACCAAAGGCAGTATATCCAAAAGGAATTACATTTCTAGACATAATCAGAATAAATTAAATTGTTAAATAAAAAATGTGACTGTCTAGGCACCACAGACTCTTACCTATTCCCAGGACGACCAGTCACCAGTCGTAAAAGCATACTCATTCTACGTAAGATTATTCCTCTTCATCCCAATCATAAAAAGATTCTTGAAGTTGTGAATAACAGTCAAAACATTGAAACCAGTTACCATTTTGTTGGTCTCTTATTTCTATGTAAGACTCTTCAGTATCTGCTATGTTTATACTACAACTACCGCAGATTAGTTCATTTTCTTTCATAATAATAGTTTTAGATAGTTTAAAGAATAGTTTAAATAAACCCCTCTGCACTCAGTTGTAATTTCATAGCTTCCTACGAATTTCACGCATGTTTGAACATTATGATAATTACAACTGCTCACCCTTGGGAAGTGAGAATGGTGCAGAAAAAGACTAAGAGTTGTAGAGAGAATGCATCAATATCTCTACCTTTCCATATATAACAATGCATTTCTTCTAACAACCTCACATGTATCCCTACATGCTAGAAAGAAAGCCCTTAGTTTTGGTGGATGGTTTTCAGTACTCTCACAAGGTTGCAACCCTTGATCTATATAACTGCTTTCACTGCATTGTTAAATAGCTTCTACCATAACGTGAAAGGTAGCCCTGCTTGGATGAGAGTATATAGTTACAGGTTATCTTTTATTAAGACATCACCTATTTTATCATATGAACATTCTATTGTATGCCCATCTGTACCTTCAATTACTACTGAATTAGGTTTAAGTTCAAGGAAATACTCTGTGGTAATATGCTGACCAATACGTCTAATAGACCCCAGAGTAAATCCTATACCTAAAGCAATAAGAAGATATACTATTCTTAATACTGTTTTCATAATTAATCTTCTAAATCTTCATCATAATTAAACTTACCAGTTTCAAGATACTGGATAATCTCTGCTTTGTAAGCATACTCAATTCCCGCAGAAGGTATAGAGTATATAGTTCTACCATCAACATCATCAGTAGGTATAATAATACCTGAATGTAATTTTAGAACAAACATAAGGTTTGCAATAACTAAGTGCATAAATATATATTTAGGGTTAAACAATCAATTCCGGAGTCTTTTACTGTCTTCTCATATATAGTAATAAGACTAATATATATAGTAGTAGTATATAAGATAGTATAGTATATGGTATATAGTTAGCCATATAATATATGTATGTATAGGTTGTGTAATGATTTTATGTTGGTAGATTGTGGTAAATAATGGTAAGAAGTGGTTTTCTCACAAATTATCACAAGCAAACACAAAAAATAATATGCTGATAATCAACCAATTAACTTTTTTTGGTCTCATTTCTGTATATATAGAGTATAAGACAAATGATTGCTATCCACTTGTTACTTATTATATAATACAACCTAATATTTTTTTAATAGTAATTAGTTGTATATAAAGAAACCGTAGGTAAAAAAAATAAAGAAAGAGAACATCCTTGGATATTCCCTTTCCTTATGTGGTTGCAGGTTAGATTGAGATTTCTTTCTCTTCAACCAAAACATCTTCAAACAATTCTTCAGTAGGAAGAACTGCACCACCACCAATAACCTTGCAATATACTGCAGGATTACCATTACGGTCTGTTCCTTTTGTGATTGCAACGGTACATTCTTCATTGAGACGGATACCTTGTGCAACTACAGACTCCCAAATTGTAGCACGGACAACTTTACCTTTATACAAGATGGTACAAGGACGGAAAGAAGTGGTTTGTCCTTGAGCATTCTCAAAGGATTTGATGCTACTTTCAGAGCCTAAAGTGTTAAGGACTGCTGTTACTGTTGGGTCTTTTTGCAAATCATTTGCCATAATCAGAAAATTAAATTAGTTAATAATATATTTTTCTGTAGTAAAAAGTTGTATAAAAAGACACCGTAGGTAAAAAATAAAAAAGGGGAACTATTGTCCCCCTAATCTTACTAAACCAACTTCACCATTTCTCCTTGCTCTATCCACGGCCATTTCAAGGTCATTAATATGCATAGAACAATAATGTTTCAGTTCTTTTTCATCCAAGCCATTTCCTGTGCTTAAGATAGAAATACCATTTAGTTCTTCAAGTAGGTCTCTTACCCTACGGTCTAATACAAATTCAAAAAGCATAACTGTTGGTTTTAAAGTTAGTAGTAGTAAAAAGTTGTATAAAATAAAAGGGGAATTACTCCCCTGGTAAGCTCATATCAAGAGTCTGAGCTAAATGATTATCATACTCAAAGCTATGTTTCATGTCCATAAATATACTTGCTAACCTATAGTCACAATGTGTTGGTTCTTCAGGTCCTTCGTAAACAGTTTCAAATTCTTCTGTTTCTTCATTATAACCTGAAAATTTCATTATATCTATATTATAACTCATATGTAGTTTAATACTTGCACGAAGTTGCTTTAGCATCTCTAATTGTATTTCTTTTTTCTCCATAATAAATAGTTTATTAATAGTAATAAGTTGTATTAAATAAAAAGATAACCCATTACAGGTTATCTCTTATTAATACAGGGGCAATACTATCTATAGGACAAGTATATATATACCCATAACGATCCTCTATTATTGCAGTATTATCAGGCTTTAACTCAAGATAATATTCTGCTTTAATATGTTTAATATTTGTTGGTTTAATTCCTTTAACAGGAGCAATAGATCCTATCAACCAACCACCAAATAAACCAAGGGCAAAATACCCAGCAACAAAGAATAACTTTTTATTTTTCATAGTATATAATTTATTATTAGTAATAAGTTGTATTGGGGTATACTATATATAGTAGACAGCCTGTGTCAGATAGATCTGAGACCAGCATGATCTCAGCCACCCCCCCCCTACCAAAGATCTAGTACAGTATCACATAGTATATAGGTTATACCGTATAGTTAGATAACAATAAAACTTTCCCTGGTAGGAATTTTTTTTGATTTTATTTCTAGAAATGGTAATGAGTTGTAAAATTTTATGGGGGGTACCACCCAGTTGCACGGACCCCGGGGGGTGTTTCTATGGGAGGCCACCACATCCTACTGTATACTATTTTACCCCTCCCCGTGTCCAGTTATTTCTGAAAAAAACTGGACATACCGGGGGGTACAAAGACTAAGTAGATTGCCCGGGGGTAAATTTATATTTTGTATATTTACCCTATGGCTTATATAGAACACAATTTTTTTCCGTTAAAAGTATTTGTTAGGAATGAATACATGTATCAGCATAAAAAGGGTCACGGAGAGTTTACCCCAGGAGTTATAATGTCAGTAAGATGCATGCCAGGTCAAGCAGCTCTCTTTCAAGTTCTATTAGAGAATGGAGTTATGAGGGATAAGTTACCTAGTCATGCTTTGTTACATGAACCAAAGACACCGGATCCAGATCTACCATTTCATTATTTACAGATATGGAATTGCTTTTCTTATAACTTTACTTTATTACATATATCGTATGTATATGATACAAGAGTAGAAGTATTTATGAAAGATCATAAGTTCTACCCGGGTACTTACTATGCTACCATTAACTGGGGAGCTAATGATCTAAACACAGACCTATCATTAGCTGAAGATCCATTAGAGCATAAGAGTCATCATATTATTTTGCTTGATAATGGGCAGATAGCATTACAACCAAATAACAGAATAAAATGGTCTGAGCCAAGTTTTGTTACTAAACCATTCCCAGAGAAACCGGATTATCTAGTTAATACAGATTATTATAACTGTGAGGGCTTTGATAAGTGGCATACAGAAGATTCAGATAGGATGTTCTATGATAATGAATAATTTGTATATTATTAGTATAAATTACTCATAATGGCAAAAGCAAAAGATGGGGCTACTAAGATAGTCCGGATTAAAGTATCTAGACCTGGTGTTCATGCTAAGACTAAAACTAGTAAGTTAAAGTCTTCTAAGAAGTACAAGAAGTTATACCGGGGTCAAGGACATTAGGTTGAATAATCCGGATTAAAGGTACCTTGATATCTGGAAAGTTTAATCTACCCCCCAGCAAGTGTGTCTGATCAACAATTACTGCTGGGGTTTTTTTATTTAAAAAATTTTTTTATATTTGTTTCATGGTATATATCTATAAGCCAATTATGTGTGAAGTTAAAGCAATCAAATTTAATGGTCGGAACATTAAAGAGATTGAAGAACTTATAGGTAAGGATAATTACTTTTATAGTAAGGTTGGGATCCTATGGTTGTGGTTACCACATGGTCAAAAGCAGGTACACTTAGATGATTATATACTATTAACGGAGGATGGGTCAATTAAATTGTATGATCCAATAGACTTTAAAAAGGATTTTGAGCTAGTGCAATGACACAGCACCAGGCTGATATATGGAAGAGAATGACTGAAGAGTCAGAAACTAATCTTGAAGCAAGAATTAAATTTGATAAATATATGGAAGAGCAACAACAAATAGGGATGGTAGAAACTAAGTTACCTACATTTGGAGAGTTACTAGTAACTACAGAATCTGTAGACCCAGATGTAGTTAGAGTAACAGAATTAGCGGTAGAAATGGCCGAGATATTAAAGAAGAGATATTCAGAAGACCAAAGAGGTCCAGTAAAAAGTTTACTATTTGACCATGCAGTAGGTGAGTTATTTAGTGCCCATGCTGCAATAGTAAAAGTATTAACAATGAAACCAATACAATAATGAAATTACACGGAAAGAGAGTTTTAGTAACTAAACCTGAAGTAAAAGAATCAGCATTTGAATTATCTGAAAAAGATAAAGCATTGCTAGAAGCAGAAATGAGAAGCAAGTGGACAGCACTTGAAGTATTTGCAATAGGTGATGAAGTAGAAAAGTTTGCAGTTGGGGATAAAGTATATCTTCAAATGAATGCACTTAATACAGCAGAAGTTATAGATATTGAAGGTGCACTTAAACTTATGGTTAGAGAACATGATATTGCAATAACATGGTAAACTTTAGTCAAGAATCAGAATCACAGTATGAAAAAGTCATCTGTTCTAAAGAGGAGATCACTGGTGCTCCAATTGATGTTTCTAGCCGTATTGTTGTTGTCAATGACTCTACTAGGCCAGATCATTATGGGGGTCAGGGCTCTGTATACGAAGTATTTAATGTACTAGAAGCTTGGGGAATAGATAAAGATTTCTATCTTGGTAATGTAATTAAGTATATTGCAAGAGCAGGAAAGAAAAATAAATCTACTAAAAAAGAGGATTTACAAAAAGCTTTAGTATATTTACAAAGAAGAATTAATTCACTATGATATTATTAAAAATAATAGCAGGAATGTTTGCAGTAGGACTTATCTGTTTATTCTGGATAGTTATAAATGCTATGACTAGACCCATCTATAATAAAGAACTTGATATATTAATGGATGATGAGAAAGGCCGTATTATAGCAAATTGGACAATTGGAGCATTAATATTAGTATCATTTTTACTAGGATATATGATAGGGTAGTTTCTCCGCCTAACTCCGTTTTCAATCCTCTACCCTGTCACACTAAGTCCCTAGCATAAGCTAGGGATTTTTTGTTTATGTAGAAAATTTTTACTATATTATACTGTATACATTTAATATTTATAACCATGGACATTTTAAATTTTATTTCTTGGATTAAAGCTGGCAATTATAGAGCCACTCTTCCAACAGACGTTACTAACTTAATTGCAGTAGGTGCAAAAGATCCTTCTCGTGATGATGGGTATCTTCCACTTTCAGTTAATGCAGATCCACTTTTGTCAGTATATGATAAAGTAGCTGTTACTCAATTAACTAGTATTACTACA